CCTTATTTAAGGTCAGGAGAAGGAAAAGGGCTAGCTATCAAATAAGGCGTACGAATAGATAGTATAACTTTCTATTTCTTTATTATTATGTGGACAAAAGAAGAATTAGAAAAAAAAACAAAGGAAGAATTAATAGATATCATTATTCAGATACAAATAGATATTGTAGAAGAAAGGAATGATATCTATGATATTTTGAATTAATTCATTCACTTAAATAAATCAATTATTAACAATTAAAAAAATCAAGAATTATGAAGAATTTTATGAATTTAACAGCAATTGTGTTAGGTATAGCAATGTTACATGACAAAGCAACTGATGGAGCATACAACTTTGAAGCTGGAATGAAAAAGCAAGAAGAAAAAGACGGCAAAGTTGAAGCATCAGCAGTTACTGAAGCAAAGAAACAGATTCAACAGGAACAACTTGAACGTGATTCTCGTGAGGTAAAACGTAGAATTCAGGACTGTGAAAAGGCTGTTTCTAGAGCTGAAAGATACGGACGTTTTGCATCAAAACACAAAAACATTATGAAAGATTTTTCTGAAAGTCTGAAGAAAGCTCAAGCTGAATTTGAAGCTACCGGCGATTACAAAGCTTGGGACAAACAGTATTCAGAACTTACAGAAAAGAAAGACGAATCTATTGCAAAAGCGAAAGAAGAAGTCTTTGGTTCAAGATACGAAAACATCTATCTTTAATCAACATCCAAACTCTAAATGCTTTTATGCTAAATAGAGTAAAAGTAAGCCCTGCAAACTGTATAAGTCGCATTGTCGCATTAAGGAGTTCAGGCAAAATGAACTGAATTGACAGTTCTATTCAATGCTTTTATGCTAGTAATAGGATATTATGCCTACTGATCATGTGCTATAAATAGATCATTCTTTATTTAAATGCTTTTATGCTAGTAAAATAAAGGATAGTCTCATAGACGAAAAACAGTAAGTATATCAAAATACATATACATATAGTACTTTATGTCTATATTTCAATCGAGTCTCTAGCTTGCTAGATGAGCACTTGGTATAATATGTATTCTGTCAAAGATCTTTTAAATTCTAAAGTAATAGAAGCTTTATGCTGTTATATACTAGATTCAATGCTTTATGCTCGTAATCAACAGTATGTACTATTACTTTAGGATTACCTTATTAAGTATAGAGAGCTTGATCGTTCTCTATGCTACTATTGACTGTTAGGTCATTATATGCCTGAGCAAGACGAGTCTTCGCCGACTCTACCTCCACTATAGAATAATAACAAGGGGGTATGTATGTATTGATTGGCAGAAACAGTAATGAATAGGTCAATAACGTCAGAAATGACAAATCTTTTGTAACAGACTATACTCATATCGCAGCGTGATATGATAAGTCAACGGCTAAGCTAATGTCGTAAAAAGCTGGTTAAGAAATACTATGGATGTAACGGGTAACATCACAACACTGATAAGGTTGAGTTATAGGTTCGAGTCCTATTAGTATTACAAATTATTAAAATTAAAAAAAGTAAGAATATGGATATAGATCAACTATTGAAAAGTAAATCTTCTAAGGAGAAAATGGATTTTTTAAATTCAATGAGATGTAAAGTAACAACTAAGTTAAAAACTACCGATGAATACAAAATTTCAGAAGCAGTACTATTAGTAAATAAATTTATTAATAGTACATTTGAAGATGAACCAACTAAACCAGTTAAAATTGATAAAAGCACTATAGTACTTCCTACAGAAATACTAGGTCAAGGTGTAGATCAAATACCTTTACAAAAGTATGATGTTATAAAAGCTAAAATAGGTCCATGTGAACATTATGGAGTAATCTATAAAATAGATGCAGAACTAAATATAGCTTGGGTAGTAAATATAACTAGTGATATTACTTTAGATAATTTAATTCCTATTAAAAGAAGTAGAATATTTAAAACTTTCTTTTGTGCATATTTCCATCCTATATTCTTAAATAAGAATAGTTATACTTTTTGTAATATTTTTGATAATAAACAAGAATTTGATGAAGTAATAAGAATCATTAAAAGATATTATAAAGAAAATTTTAGAGTATGAAAATAAACTATAACAAAGTATCAATTATTCCTTTAGATTACAGTAAAAATGAAAAAGGATTGTGACTAGCGGTTAAAAGTAATAATAAATATGCTTTAAGATTGTTAGCAATATTTGAAACAGGTCTCATTGAACAAATTAAGATAACTGACCAAGATTTGTTTGATTATAATGCATTTCATAGTTTAAAAGAAGCTTTATTAGATTATGATTTCACACTACCAAAAAATAGTTATAATAAATTAGATGCTATTGCATCTATAAACGAAAAGAAACATTATGAACAGTATTTAAAAATATTTTGTAGATGAAAAAGAAAACTTTAAATCAATTAAAGGCTAGTAAGAGAAATTTTGCTCTTTGGTGTTTAGCTGGTATGATTACTAAGTTATACTATATTAAACATTTTGCTAGAGATACCGAAATAGTAATTAGAATAGATACTATAATAACAGCAATAGAAAGATTACAGTCTGCAATTAGAGAAACTACTTATGAATCGTGGTCGGCATAAAAAGAGTAATAAAGAAAAAGAATTTTATACTCGAAGTGAAATTCTATGCAATATAGAAAAAGAACTTCAAATATTATTAAAATTATATGAAAGCAATAAACGTTGTAATTCAAAATCAATTTATGCACTAGCTAGTATTAGTTCTAGTAAATTATTAGAAATTCGTATAGTTGGTTGGTATATAAATGAAATATATTATTTGAAGGACTTTATATTGAAAGTTGGAAGAGCACTCGATTCAATGGTTGTTAAAAACAGTATATATTCAATTAGATTTGAATTTGGAGATAATTTTAAAATATTTAAATATAAAGCATAATGACTAAAGGCTTAAGAGGTTTTATTAGGAATAAATTACCTAAAACTTGGGAAATTGTTCTTACAAGAGAACGCAAACTTACTGCGTTCATTGAGTATGTATATGAAGCAACTCCGTCAGTAATGAAGGGAGGTAGAGGTTGGCGACGTGGTGTACATAACATTACAGTCGGATACAATAGATGCAAAATCTATGAAATGTTTCAAGCTGAAAGAAGTAAAGAAGGCTTGATATATTGGGTAGGCATCTATAATAAAATTAAAGATCTTGAACATCAAATGAATTAACATGGAAATTGTTCAATATGTTCGCTGGACTGAACCAGGAGAGCGAGAAAGACTACAAGAAGTAATGCAGCAATGCAGTGGAGAGATGGAATTCAGAAAGAAAGTAGCTTCTGAATTCAATATTAGTCCAATGGATGCAGCAGTTGTAGTAAAAAGATTCAAAAACGAATTTATCAAAATACTTAAAACAAAAGGATTATGTTAAAAGCAGGTATGTGGATCGCACAAGGTCCAGAAACTAATGTATTACTCCTTTTAAGCGGAGTAGAACCATTATTAGAAGTAGTAGGTGCAATTGATCTTAATTACTTTAAACAGAATGGTAAAGCTAAAGATCTTACTAAAGACAGTCCTGAAGTAGTAGATATTATGATGTATCCTGAAAAGTATACATTTGCATTACCATCTATTACTGAAGTAGTTGATAATGTAGGTATTGGTGATTTACAGACTCTAGAAGGCTTAGGAGAAGATTCTAGAAAAGATAAAATCATCGAAGAAGGTATTGCTTACTATAAATCAACTTTACCATTATATGGTATAGAACAAGCCAAAGTAAGAACTAGACTGCATTTAAAGAAGAAATACAGCCTGAAAATGTCTCAAGCTAACTATGTATTTACTGTAATTTGTAAAGCACTTAACAGAGAACCATAATGAGCAATTTTAAGAGACTTATTGAAGCACTCAACGCTGAATTAGAGGAACCTTATAGGTTTACTTTAGACAAGATTGTATCTTCTGCTAATTTTGATACTAAAGTATTAGGATATGCAGATAGTGTATTAGATGATTGGGCAAATATACCACCTAATTTAAAATCTAAGATAGTTACTAGTAACACTTGTCTAAGTATCAATAAGTGGATAAATAGAAGACTATGGATGGATATTCTTAATAATCTATTAGAAGATAAAATATTAAGTCTTCAAACAAGATTAGTAAGAGTAAGGATTGCTATTAATATGTCATTGAAAATGGCATATCCTCTCAATGAAGAAGAGAAAGAAGAATGGAGAGAACATATCTCAGATGTATTCTATAAAAGATGTCTAGCAGTAAATAATTATTACTGTAAAGAAATCATAAAACTTCCCTTCTAAATTTAAGGATTGTAGTTATTGGGTTAACTACAATCCACTAAAGTTTAGCTATATGACACAAGAAATAATAGATCTAGTAGAGCAAGCTAAACAAGGTTCTCAGAAAGCATTTAGTAAATTATACTATAAGTATAAAACTGATATTTGGTACACTATTATGGGTGTAGTCAAAAATACAGATATTGCTGATGATTTAACATCAGTAGTATTTACTAAAGCTTATGAGAAATTATCTATGTATACTCAACATATTTCATTTAATATGTGGTTAAAAACTATTGCTGTAAATGCATCAATAGATTATATACGTAGAAACAAAAAAGAGCAATTAAATAACTATGTTGATGAAGATGAAAATCCAATTCAACTATCTGCTTTAGAAAAAAGTCCTGAAGAAGATTTGATTCTAAAGGAAAAGTTAGATATAGTCTTACAAGCTATACCTACTCTTAAGAGAAAATATAGAGATTTAATTAATGCTCGTATAGATGGTTTATCTTATAAAGAGATAGCCAATAAGCTTGCAATGAATGAATTAGCTGTAAAAGGTGATTTAAACAAAGCAAGACAAAAACTTAAACAGAAAACAGATTATTAACAAACACTTTCAACAATATGACTAGTTTTTGTTTACTCCTTTTAGGAGCATTAGCATCTTTTATCATTTCTAGAATGTGTAAAAGTGCTAGTTTGTACGTATTCTTAGTATGCGTACTTTTACTAGGCTTTGTTGTAGGTACTGGAGTAAAAAAGGTAGTTGCAAATACCTCAGATACTCCTTCTCAAGAGTTAGTTGTTACTATGGCTCCTAATCCCACATCTCAAGGTTCTACTGCTTTTGTAGGGACAGTAGATAACCAATCTTACGAAATGGGTCAGGAAGATGGAGGTGAGACGTTAGTAACAACTGATAGAGAAGATACACCTACCATGCCTAACAATGCAGAGATAGAAGATGACAGTTGACTGCACTTAATTTCATAATTTGAGTGTATTAATTGTTAAGTTATTAATTTATTTAAAATCATAATCAATATGGTAAAAAGAAATAAAGGTGGAAAGACTCCAAGTGCAAAAGCAGCAAGAAACTTAGAAGCTTTGAAAAAAGCTAAAGAAGCAGTAGAAGCTTCAGCTAAAGTAGAAACAACAAAAGTAGAAGATTCTAAACCAGAAGAAAAGAAGCCTGAAGAAAAACCAGCTGAACAAAAGAAAGGCGGTGTTTATCAGACTCCAATGGGTAAATCAGCATATGAAACTCATATGTTGTGCACAAAATCACCGTATATGAGTCTACTTTCTCTTAAGATTGAGAAAGACAGTAAAGGCATTGAAAATATCAAAGCCGAGTGGAAGAACAATGAAACTAGTGAAACTACTAGCGTTCTCTTCCCAGTATCTAATGTAAAGGAGGGAGACGGAATTGACGTCAAACGGATTAAGGAAGGAATTAAGAATCCTATTCCTGCTGAAGTTCCTGAAACTAAGCCAGTTGAGGAGCCAAAGAAGGAAGATCCTAAATCTACACCTACTGAAAAGAAACCTAAACAGCAGAAGCCAAAGAAGGAAAAAATAGAAGAAGTAGAAGCTGAAGAAATTAACATCAGCAGTGCTCCAACTATTAAACCAGCAGCAGCTCCTGCGCCTAATATCGTAACTCAAAACAGTGACAGAATTGATGCAAATCACTCAGTGGATTTGATGAATGCAATTCTGAAACGCCGTGAAGAAATTAAAGACGATCGGGCAATGTATCAAGCAACAGGAAAACAGGCAGACCTTATGATGTTTGTATTAATTCAGAAATGGAATGACCAGTTCAAGAATGATGCAAAAGAACAAGGTTTTACTGTGAATGAAGAAATGTTTGCATATTTGAATGAAACAGCTTCTTTGTTCCTCGGTGTTAATTTGCTTCCTAGCAAAACATCTGATGGACAGCTTGAGATTAACTTCAAAGATGCTGTCGCAAAGACAAATCCTGAAATGCAGAAAGCTTTAGAACAAGATGCTAAAGTTCCGCAAACTCAGGAAATGCCAAAACCTGAAGAATGTGTTACCGATGAACAGAAAGTAGCAGCAATGTGTACTATTATGAACATGCGGCACAAGCAGAAATCAGGAGGTATAGGTAAGAATGTAGCAAATATGATTGAATTTGCACGGGAAGCCTATAAGCTTGATAAAAATGCAGAACCAGCGCAAGTATTAGCAACTGTATTGCTTAAGATGAAAGAAGCAGGACGGAATGCTACATTGCTTGAAGGTTGTGCAAATGCTATTTGGGGTAACCTAACAGGTAATTTGTCAGTTTTAGCATCTCATGCTTGGCTTAAGAATCAATTAACAACATACAACGATGCGCAAGTTGCTAATGTTGTGAAAGTATTCTTAGCTAAGAAGATTACTGATGAAACTGCAAAAAACAATAATTACGAAGAAGAAGCAAAACGGTATTCTCAATTAATTAGTGGAACTAATGACGATCTGATCAATCGTATTATTACTTCCGCTAATAATGAAGGTAAAGATGAAGACAAACTTGTATATCCGGAAATCAAGGGTCTGAATCTTAAAGGTAAACACATTTCAGCAATAAAGACTGTAAACAATCTACGGATTGCTTATGGAGCAGAAATGAATGACAAGATGTTGAAACAAGTAATGCAGAAAGTATCTAGCTTGTATACATCAACCTCTTTGAATCCTCTTACTTTCTATGTTGAGAAATCTGCGTATGCTACTAAAAAGTAACAACTAACGCATTATCAAAATGAGTAAAAAACCAACAGTTTTATTTACGCTAGCAATGCTAGCTTTCGGTGGATATGTAGGATTTGTAACTAACTATACAAACACTGCCACCGCACATGAGTATGTGATTCCGAAGTTCACAGATGTACCTCGGGCAAAAGACTTTAATATTGATATTAATTTGAACGATAACGCTATAAAATTAAATGGACAAAGCAACCCAGAACAAAATATCAATGTTGAAATCAAAAAGAAAGACAGTATCATCTATCTAACTTCTGTTGTAGAGAAGGAAGTACCTAAATATATTAAGGTAAGAGAACTGCCATCAGTTAAAGAGAATAAAACCACTTGTACGGATATTCTCCAAAGACTGAAACAACAACAATCAGAGAAGATAAATCTGAGTCGCAACTAGAACAGCCAATGCGATTATAGAGCTACAATGGTGTATATCCAGAGATATCTAAATCAAAGGATTAGAAAGTAAATGGTTAGATTACTTTCTTAAAATTAAGATAGTACAGAATATTAGTAGGAATAGAGTATAGCTACAACTATAGGCTATTACTGAAAGTATAATAACTTATTGTGTTTATATACTATCTATAAACTGAAGAGGCAATAAGATAGAGGGAGAGCGTGTACAACCCTCTTGTTTTTGGTGAGAACCGACTGGAGACAGAAACAGAAGACGCAATTAGTAGAGAGCAGTCTACAAAATTAAACAGTACAAGGGGAACGAAATCCTCTTAAGTTACTCGCAGACTTATCATAGTTTGAATCAAGAAGGAGTAATAAACACGATGATGCCCAACAAATCGTGGTGTCCAAGACCACGTGCTGAACATTATCGAGCATATAACGCTCTAGGGTAGCTCCAAACTCCCCTTTACGACATAGATCGTATAAAAATGTCAGTATAGTGTTCTATACTTATCTAAACAGTTATATTGTAACTTAATAAGTTTAGAGATAGTATATATGAAGGTACTTAATTATAATATTATAGCACTACTTATTGAAAAGATATTGATAGATTACCTGGATTAGGTGTAAAGCCTATGCACAATGTTATGTTAATCAGTACATAGCTAATCCCAAGCTTGTATCACTATACATTCCAGTATAGAGGGATAGAGTGACAAAGTGAGTAGTAGATTGTGTGCCTATTGGCTGAGTAGCAATGATCCAATATTAATAAATAAGGAATCCTGCAACGGACCTCTTCAGGAAATGAGGAGTATGTGAGTTCAAGTAATATTATAATAAACTCAGTTGTTATCTATCTGAGTATAAACTCTAGAGTGCTTTGCAACAGAGATATAAAGATAACTAGCGGATGAAGTGCGCAATAACACTATTTCAATACTAAGCGGAAGACATAAAGCTTAGAAGTACTAAATATTTCTTATCCAGAAGCATAACTGGAGTTTTATCAAATTTGCACAAGGTGAGATACTCTATCCTTAAGAGTATATGTGAAGGTGAGCATCGCCCTACTCCTAGGCTGAAGAGAAGCGGACACATTAAGAGACGGACACGAAGCAGATCGGAGAAAAATCTGTGCATTGCACTAAGTAGTAGTCTTAACGGGAAGTGACAGAATGTAAATCTATTTAGGAAGTCTCTATTTATGAGAGAATAAACATGTTTAACTTAACTAATGAGGAAGTTCAATGGTAGGTTTTAGGACGAGTAGTGATAAGAAGACGAAAGTAAATCCAAGCCACCCTCGACTGTACAATATAATTGCTGACATTTGAAACATTTAAAGTATATTGCGCAACAATATATGTAAAGTGACGCTGATTCCTTACATTAAAGGATGATAGGTGGAAATCCTAAAGTTATGTGCAGAATAAGAACAAAGTCGTAAGTACACGCAGCCTTAGAATAAACTATTAGGCTATAGAGTGGGTGTTTTGAAACATAAACAGCTCAAAATAAAATTCGGTAGAAGTATTACCGATAGTGAAGTAACAGTTATAGGTTATGAATCATATACAGTACTCCTTACTATAACAGGAAAAAGAGCACGTTATAGTTACTGTTAGGCTCTCTAAACAATCAGAAACTAGCATAGCATTCGATTTTCAGATAATTTCAGTTATAATGTTATTTGATGGGTATAAATCTCCTACCGTTGGAGTCCCGTTGTACCTCTTTAGGTATTAACTAGCATAGCATTCGATTTTCAGATATCGAATTACATATCTTTTCATAGTTTAGTATTGATAATTTTATGAAGAACGGCTGACTCATCTGTCTCATGAGTAAAGTCCTACGGGGAATGCCGAGTGAAGTAATAACATCACGTTCTAGTAGTAATGTTAATAATACGAAAGCTTATCTTATAGTTTTTCAGATTACTTATCAAATCTTAGCAGAATTTCGTTATAGAGTTTTACTGTTTGAATACAAGAAGTGGTTTTTAAGTTTTTAACAAACGAATAGATATTAGACACTATTCCACTTAGATAAAAGAACTCTATAGCTTACTTTTTAAATTAACTTAGTATTAACTTACTCCGTAGGTGGAATCAACCACGGAATCAAGAAAGGAGAGATTATGGAAACAACAAAATATGAAAGCGTGTTCAAAAATCCAGAAGGTTTTACTCAGCAAGAAATTACACAGTTACGTACTAAAGTAATTGCATTTAGCCGTGCTTTAGTTGGTCGGCGGTTGGCAATCCCCGTAAGTGATAATTTAGATTTGAATTACAAGAAAAAAATGGCTGGTGATATGCCAGGACTTGTACTTGCAAATCCGATGAAGAAGTATATGATTGAAACTGTTGATTTATTCAACGTAGATATCGTGCGGACTGCAAATGGTAAGATTGTTATTATGTTTAATAATGACGAAAAGTTGCAGTTTGATTTACGGGCAGATGTAGATATCGTATTGAAAGCTGGTCCGAAAGATGTTCAAGATGCTATCTTGAAGTTTGAAGCAACTGGAGAACGGTCTCCGTTCTGGAATGTTAAGATGGTAACAGAAGTTGTCACTCAGTTGAATCAGAGTAATTTGACTGATCTTAACAATTTTATTGATGAATTAGCAAATCAGGGAGCTTCTCTGGAACAAATCAATAAGATTACTAAGGACGACACTACTGCTTACTATAAGAGCATCGACGAGTAATTAATCTTAAGTACATAAGCTATGGCAACAAGTAAAAAGCCAATAGATTCATATCACTTGCAGATGTTACAGCTAATTATGTCTGATCCTCGTATTCAAAATAATTTGCTAATGGATGGGAGCAAAACAATTAAAGTTGGACACGATGGAACAGTATTAATAGGACGCCACAAATATGGTTGGGTAAATAAGTGGTTTAACTCCTATTATGTAATAGACTTTTTTAGTTTAGTACAAAGAATAGCTTTTATCATCACAGGTGTAGAAAGTAACAATTGCGATAAGTCAGGTTTGGTTGGGTTTCTGACAGAAGCAATTGATAAAGTACTTAAGAAAGATGAAAAAGAAAAAGTAATCGAGTTATTATTGTATTATTGTACATTACTTGATGAAAACAGTCCATTGAAATTGACCTATGATATTACAAAAGATGACCCAAGCTTTGACAAAAATATGGGTAATAACAGCAAGCGACGCAAAATGGTTGGGGTAGCAAATGCTTGCATAGATTTTGGGTATGAAAGAATACCCGTCAGTTTACATGTTGAAGGAGATTTATAATCGAATATATACATTTGGTTGGGTTCGTATTAAGTAGAAAATAATTGAAAATCAACATAAAATCAGTAAGAGTATATACATTTGGTTGGGTTCGTATATACTCTTACTTACTTGCCTCTGATAATGTTACTAAGGTAACTAAGTGTTGGAAAGCCGAGAGAAGAAGAATCGGATGCCGTATCGAGATGTGACAGAGGCGCTAACTCTTTGATCTTGTCTGTCTTATTTCTTAATTTTATTGTTATTCATATCAGCGGTCTGTGAAGATAGCTGATATTTTAAGTTATTAGGCTTTGATCGGTCTATTAACTACACAGGTAGACTTTCTAATATACTATATGTAATTAACTAATTGTCAAATTATTAAAATCAAGTATATATGAAAGCAAATAAATTTATTGAACAGCGTGATAAACTATCAGCAGATATTACTAAATATTGGAATATCATTTCTATTGAGAATGTAGTAAATCGTAATTATCAACGTACTTATGATTTGAAAGAACTTTATAATACAATCAAAGGTCTTACAGATGATCGAGTAATTGTTAAATTAAAGATACTATGTATCAATATGGGTATAAAAAAATTTAGTGATTTACCAGCTGATTGTAATCAATTAGATGTATTTAAATTATGTGAATTACAAGAAATGAAAGTACATCTAAGTCGTATACGAACTTTGAATCCTGTTCTTAAGTCTAAGAAAGGTAAAAAAGCTCTGAATAAGACTGAAGTTTTAACTTCAAACTGGGTTAAAGCACGAATAAAAGAACTCGATTTAGAGATTCTGAAATTAAAAGAGAAACTTACTAAGTTCAATGAAGAAACAGAATTTGATGATTCTGCTGCTCCAATGTGCTTAGCAGCTTAAAATATAATAAGGAAGCAATAGGGAGAGTACGTACGGAAAATCTTAAAACATTAACCTATTCAGCTTCCTTTAGTTTTTAACTATTAAAATCAATTGTTATGAATCAAGATACTAGAAATAAGAAAAATGCTAAATACCAGCAAAACTTACAGAAACGTTACGGATTAACTAAATCCTCAGATTATAAATCTATGTGTAGTAAAGGAATATCTCTGTCAGAAAATATTAAACCTATGACAAAGGAATTTGTAACTACTCGTCGTCATGATAAAATAGTAAGTAGAGAAGTATATACTTATAAGTGGACTCCTGAAGCTACTAATGCACGAAAGGAGTATCATGAAACTAAAAAAGGCATAGCTAGTATTCCTAAGAAACCTACACAGGTATCTGATAAGAAGGATAAAAAACAGTTATTAGAAGAACGTCCTTATTCTGGTTACCATAAAGAATTGGTACAGAATCTATATGGTAGCAATAAAGCAGAAAGTATTGCTAAACAACAAGCTTATAAAGCAGCTCACGAAGAGAAAATTAAGAAAGTAACTAAACAACTTGCAGAGTTCAAGATGTCTAAGAAGCTACAATATTTAAAACAAAGACCGTATAAAGTAGTTATAACTACTACAAACGATAAAGAGTTTAAGACAAGCTACTCTAATCTACCTATTGAACAACTTACTGAAGTAGTTACTAAAATAAATGAAAAGTTATCTAAACATGATAACTATAAATGCATTACTATTATAGATAGAGTAACTTTAGAAAAGAAATGCTTTGCTAAACATTTGCCAGAGATAAAGCAAGCAGCGTAGAGCGAAGAGACTTTTAGCAGGATAGTCTATAAAGAATCCTGCCTCTAGATTCTGTAGTTCAAGGGATAGAACAAAATTCTTCTAAAATTTAAATCTCAGTTCGAGTCTGAGCAGAATCACTACAAATTTATACGCTATGAAGATAAGAGGAAAAACAGTATATGTTTATGATATTGAAGTTTTTCAGAATGTATTTCATTGTACTTTATTAAATACTGAAACAGAAGAATTAATAAAATATGAATGTTCTGAAAGAAAAAATAACATAGAAGAAATGTGCAATCTATTTTTGACAGAAAATGCTTATTTTGCAGGTTATAATAATATTCATTATGATAATCCCATCATAAATTATTGCATTGAGTTTTTCTCTAATTCTAAGTATACGTATAGTAAAATATGTAAATCTATATTTAATCTATCAAACACCATTACACAAGATAAAGATAATATTGATAGTTGGAAACGTTGGAAATATGCTAAAAACTTTCTAACATTAGATTTACTTACTATGTTATATAGTAAAGTATTACGAGTTTCTTTAAAAGAAATGCAAGTAACAATGATGTATAAAAATGTTCAAGAATTTAATTGTGATTGGCAATCTCCATTAGCATTACAAGAAATAGATAATATGGTCAATTATAATATAAACGATGTATTATCTACTTATGAATTACTCAAACGATGTGAAAAAGATATCCAATTACGAATAAATATTGAAGATAATTACCATATAAACTGTCTTTCAAAAGATGGAGTAGGTATTGGAGTAGATATACTTCAAAAAGAATATATATCTAAAACAGGAATTGATAAAAAACAATTAGAAGAACTACGTAGTCCAATGGATTTTATACCATTGAAAGACGTAATACTTCCTAATATTGAATTTAAAAACCAAATACTTAAGAATTTATTAACTGAAATGAAAAGTTTAACTGTTTCACCAGGTAGAAATGGTTGGAATAAAAAATTTTTATTAAATAATTTAGAAATTTCTATTGGAGTTGGTGGCATACACAGTATAAATCAACCTGAAATAATAATTCCAAAAGAAGACGAATTATTATTAGATTCTGATGCTAATTCACTATATCCTAGTCTAATTATTCAATACGGTTTTATTCCACCTCATTTAAATAAAGAAGTATTTTTAGATATATATACTAAAGTATATACAGAAAGAATAGCTGCTAAAAAAGCTAAAAGAAAATTAGAAGCTGATACAAAAAAATTAACTCTAAATTCTGTTACGGGTAATTATCAAAACGAATATAGTTGGTTATATTCCCCATTCGCAGTTTCACAAATAAGAATAAATGGTCAATTACTACTTTTAATGCTCTGTGAAAGACTTTTAGAATTAGGAGCTACTATTTACCAAGTAAATACAGATGGTGTCTTATATAGCATTAAAAAGGCTAAATACAACGAACTACAGCAAGTTATTAAAGACTTTGAAAAAATAAGTAAATTAACATTTGAAACTGAAGAATTTGAATGTTTTTACCAATTAACTGTAAATGATTATTTTGGTAAACAAAAAGATGGTATAAAAGAAAAAGGAACATTTTTAACTAAAACTATTTTAGGAAAAGGGTTAACTCCTACAATTATACCATTAGCTGTAGAAAAATTCTTTCTTGAAGGAATAAAACCACAAAACTTTATTCCAACTATTAAAGATATTACTAAATTTTTAATATCTGAAAAAACAGGTAAACAATGGACAGTTGAATACAATGGTATAAAACAACAAAGAACAAATAGATTTTATGCATCAACAAATGGATATTTTTTATACAAATGGAAAATTGAAAATGGAATAAAGAAATATCAGAATATGTTAACAGCATCTGGTATTACTTTACTAAACAATTTTGATGATTTAAAAGATGATCCTAAAATAAATTATAATTATTATATAACAGAAGCTAATAAAATAATAGCAACCTTAAAAACAAAACAACTAAGTCTGTTTTAACAGATTTTTATCATATTGTATCAAGAGACTGGTTCATAAAGTACTATATTATGATACTAGAATTAGATACAACATTATTAGATATTTTTGGAGAAATATCAATTAATCAGTTAGTATTTTTAACCCTTGTATTGAATGATAATCAAAGTAATAATCAAGACGTTCACAAGTTTCTCAGCCGAATAAGTGAAAACGACATACAAGAGTTAATCGACAATGACCTTATCTCCTTTACTACTTCAGGAGATAATAAAATTTATAGTCCTACAGAAAAACTATTATCAAGTGTAAAACAAGATAAGACATGGTTTGATGAGTTCTATGAAGTATTTCCAGTGTATGTTATGAGACCAGATGGTACTAAAGGTTTTTTACGAGCTAATATAAATAAGTGTCGTAAAGAATATAATCGTATTGTTGGCAAGTCTAAAGCAATGCATGAACACCTTCTTCAATGTCTTCAATTTGAAATTGAAAACAAAATGATAACTGGTAAAATTGGTTATATGAAGACGATGTGGAAATGGCTCACTCAACATGAGTGGGAGGTTATTGAAGAGCAAATGAGTTATGAAACTGAAACACCTGTAAGTTATGGAGAATACGGAACAGAATGCCGTTAAAATACTACCTTTTGAGTCAATATCTCAGGTAGCTAATAAATCCATAAACTACATTAAAGCTAGAAAAAATCATAGTATAGTATCTCTAAAAACTAGATGGGATAAATTCAATAAAGCTACTGGCGGAATTGAACCTAATATGATATTTACTATAGCTGGTATATCAGGCAGCGGAAAGAGCTCAGTTGCAAATATGTTAGTAATGGATTTAATTGATCTTAATCCTGATCAGGATATCGTAGTATTATACTTTAGTTTAGAAATGGTAGACTACAGAAATGTTGGTCGTGTAATAAGTAATAAAACTAAGAAAACTGTATCTGAATTATATAGTTCAATAGATACACTTAGTGATGAAGACTTATTAAAAGCTGAATCGGCAGCTGAAACCATTAAGAAGTACAATATATACTTTGTTGATAAAGTATGTAATGTAGAAGAAATAGGTAATACTATAGATTACTTTCATAATACTGTAGCTAACGGTCGTTGGCTAATAGTAGTATTAGACCATGTTCTTCTAGTAAATGGAGAAGGTGGAGAAAGAAGTACAATAGTCGATTTACAGAAAATGTTTATACAGAAGAAAAAACTTTCTAATACTAGTATAATACAGCTTTCACAGATGAATCGAAATATTGAAAGTCCTGATAGAATTAATAATCCAAGTACTCACTTCCCTATGAGAAGTGATTTATCAGCATCTGATGCAATATTTCAAGCAAGTGATTTCGTAATAGCAGTTCATCGCCCAGAAATCTTAAACCTAGCTATCTATGGTGTAAGACGTCTACCTGTAAAAAATAAGGTTTATATGCATTTCTTAAAAGTAAGAGATGGAGAACCATGTATATTAGAATTTGAGAATGAACTTCAATATGGTAACTTAATTGAAACTAATACTGCAAATGCTGAAGAACAAAAAGTAGTATTTAAACAAATTAAAAAAGGCTGATTATGAAAGGTTTTACAATTAAACTTCCGAAACAAAATATTGACCCTCAGGGTTCTTTGAAAAATCGTATATTAAACGAAGTTAAAAACCGCTTACCGTTTGCTAAATGGTATGGAATTCACACTCCGGAAGATCCGGAATACAGTGTATCATATGCAGGTCCTGAAGACTTGCTATGTTTTGGATGCAATCGAAATGCACATTTCTCTGCATTCAATAAAAAATATTATCGACCGACATGTTCATATGATAATTCACTTACATGTCCGTTCGCAAATCGAGCATTTAAATTGCGTCAATATGATGCTATTTCAGAATTTGATTTAGCATTGAAACGACTAGCAGAATATGCTAAGATCATGGAAGACTATGAAGAAGATCGTGGTTACGATTTTACTTACATGGGTCAACCTGTACGTATTTACCAGAAGTTTATTCAGATTGGTTATACAATCATTCCTATTGATAATCCCAGTCTGTTTTTGAATAACTATCGTAAAGCAGATAAAAATAATATAGTAAATGTTATTATTAATATTAGTAACAGTACTACTGTTAACAATATTCTCAACAATGAATAACGAATAACTTTACATTGTGTAAAATTTCAGTTTTTGTCAGATAATTTCAGAATCTCACAGGTAAAGTGTTAACCTATTTTAATATGTTAATACTACCAAAAGAGAAAAACAAACCAAAGGTTAACAATCCAAGATTCTTAATCTTGTTTGGTCGACCTAAATCAGGTAAAACTACTTTATTATCAAAGCTTGATAACTGTCTTATTATAGACTTAGAGGGAGGTTCAGAATTTCTAGAAGCTCTCTCTATTCAAGCTCGTACTATTGAAGACTTAGGTAATATATCTAGAGCAATTGGTGAAGAAGCAGCTAAAACTGGTAACAAACCTTACAAATATATTGCTATAGATAATGCTACTAGATTAGAAGAAATGTGTCTAGGTTATGCTAAGGTATTATATCGTCAAACTCCAATGGGTAAATCCTATAATGGAGATGATATACGTACATTACCAAATGGTAGTGGATATATGTATCTTCGCATGGCAGTTAGAAAAGTAATAGATATGTTTCGTAATCTATGTGATAATTTTATTCTTATTGGTCATACTAAAGAAAAAATGATTAATAAAGAAGGAGAAGAATTATCAGAAATGGCACTAGATTTAGTAGGAAAACTAGGTGATATAGTATGTGGAGAAGCAGATGCTGTTGGTTATGTCTATCGTAAAAAGAATGAAACTATTATATCTTTTGAAGGTGGAGATAATTCAGTAAGAGAAGCTAGAGCTCCTCACTTACGAGGTAAGAAGATAGTTATCGCAGAAAGCGATGAAAATAATGATATTAAAGTTCACTGGGATAAGATTTATTTAGACGAGTGTGCAGCCTGATTTAAAAACTTAAAAATATTGAAATTATGACATATAGTAAAGAACGTGCAGCAAGTATTAGCAAAAGTGATATTAAGTATATTCCCGCTGGTATTATTGAAAATGTAGTATTGAAGAGTGTAAAAACAGAGGTTTCTCCTAATGGTAATCAATTCTTAGAAATTGTTTTTGAGAAAGATGGAGCAACATTAACTCATACAGAATGGAAACCTACACTTGGTGGATTTGTAACTACAGAAGAACAGCTTCAAACAAAAATGGATAAGCAGTATTCTCGTATGTTGCAGATACTTAACTGTTACTATAAGGATGAAGAGCTTGACTTTAATGGAGAAAGCTTTGAACAGTTTGCTCAGTGGATTACTGATATGCTGAACAAAGTAGATAAGAGTAAAAAACTTAGAGCGAAAATAGTATATAATGATAAAGGATATACTACTTTGCCTAATTATGCTAAGTATACTTTTATTGAGCCTATGGAATTGCCAGAAGGTCAATCATCTTCTATTACTATGCTAAATATTGACCAGTTTACAAAGCCTGTTGTAGCAGATAAAGAAGTAAAAAACGATAACCCGTTTAGTGCAACTTCATCTACTACTAATACACAAGCTTTTACAGATAAAACAGATGATCTGCCATTTTAATATAAAGTAGATCATTATTAATAAATAAGGGTAGTGTAAAAGCTACCCTTATTCTTTTTTAATCATTAAAATAAATCATCATGGTAGAAATAGAACATATTCAAGATATAGAAAAAGATCAACCTGCAAAGTCTAGTGCAAAAGAACAGAAGTTAAAAGATCCTAAAGATGTAACTACAGAAACTCAAGATACTGATGCATCTGAAGCTACAGAGCATGATGAGCAGATTGAAAATCAAGAAGACAATATACGTGAAGATAGCGCCTTAGTTAATCATAATACAGATGTTCATGATTTAAAGCCTGGAAATAGATTTTATGGTAGTATAAAATATAATAATTCTAAAGGAAAACAACAAGCACAACAAGGTATTTTCTTAGTATTAACTTCAGAAGTAAAAGGAAAGAGAGGACAATCTCGAGAATATACTATAACAAATTGTACTGGACAAGAGTACAAAGTGTGTAGTGGAGCTATTAAAATAGCTAATATAACAGATCTCAAAAAGAAGAAAAAAATAGAGAAAAGAGCACTAGAACAATTTGGAAGTAAAACAGAAATCAAAGAATTACTTAACAAATTAAAAGAAGAATTTGAAAAGAAAGAGAAAGAAGAAAAGGAAAAAGAAGAATTGAAGAAAATTCAATTTTCATTTAGTTCACTAGAACCAGAAGACAAGCTTAAAAATCTAATTAAAGCAGGTATGAATAATATCTGGATGGTTGGTCCAGCTGGTTGTGGTAAATCAACTATAGCTCGTAATACAGCTAAAGAACTAAATGTTCCTTACTTATGTATCTCTTGTGGTATTGGTACTTCTGCAACAGAATTTACAGGATATAAATATCCTACTCGTGAAGCAACTAAGTTTGCTGAATTCTATGCTAAGAAGTCAATAATCCTTATAGATGAGATGACTGCACTCGATCCATCTGTAGCACAGGTTATTAATGCAGCATTAGCAAACGGTGAAATAGAAACTACTACAGGAACTGTCTTACGACATCCTGAATGTATTATTATTGCTACATCAAATACTTTTGGTAATGGAGCAGACCGTCAGTATGTTGCTAATAACCAACTAGATGCTTCAACAATTGACCGTTTTACTGGAGCAATAATTGAAGTAAATTACTCTGTTAAATATGAGTCACAATTTGATCACGAAGTAGTAGATTATATTTATTTACTACGTAATTGCATTAAAACAAATTCATTACGTCGCATTGCATCTACTCGTATGATTCAAGCAGCAGAAAAGATGAAGAAAGTAGGTATGTTAGACTGGAAAGATATGCTTATTATTAACTGGTCTGATACTGAAAAGAATATAGTAAAACAATATATTCAAAAAGTAGAAGAAAATAAAACTAAACAAAGTACTGCTTCAATAATTGAAGCTATACGTAAAAATTTTTCAAATTCTACTGTAACAGCAAAATTTAAAACAGCAGCGTAATGAAAAAACTGAATTTAAATATTAATATAAATTCATTAGATGAATTTTACAGAGAATGTGACAATATTGAAGGAGGTAATCCTGCTGAAATAAATAATATTGAAAGTAACGATGACCCTAGTTTTAGGGGATTATCTACAGCAGAAATACATGATTCTAAATATAGTTATACTAAAGGTTTAGATAATCTAAAGAAAATAGAAAAGGATATAAATCTAGGAGGTCGTAAACATAAATATAAGTACGACGATTCTGATGGAGATGATATGAACTTTGATCGGTACATAGAAGGTCTACCTTGCCTAAAGAAAAGAATACCTACACATGGTATAGGTACTGGTAAGTTCGTTAAGCTTCATATTTCTATATGTGAAAATTGCTGGTGTTCAGCTGAAAATCTTATGATTCGTGCATATACTGCTATGAGAATAATAGATATGCTAGAATCCCAAGGATACCGAGTACAAATATCTGCATATGCAGATAATGAAGATCCTGGTTATTTTAACGGAGAACCTATAGGATTTCTTGGAGTTGAAGTTATAATTAAGAAGTTTGAAGATCCTTTAATTAAAGGACAAATACTTACAGCAATATCTCCTTGGTTCTTTAGATACTGGATGTTTAAATTCTGGAATGCTAAATTTAAAATGAATTGGGGATACGGACATTCAGTTAGACCAATGAAGAAAGAAACAACTTCTGATATCTACATTCAGACAGGTGAAGCTTTAACTGATGAAGATGCAGAACGAACTATAAAAAGAATATCGAAACTATTTGATAAAGAATAATAGTTTCAACTACTAGGAAGATCTGTTACAATCCTATATGGCACTATCAATTTAAGGATATTAGATAATTTATGGAAGCGTGAGCCTGCACAGCAGAAATAAAAATCTATCTCTGGATAGGCGTGGTTCGATTCCCGACTAGTAGCAAACTAAAACAAAATTGCATATGTATAGTAGAAAGCGAGCAAAACTCCCAGATAATATTACTCTAGATTGGATACTTTCTAAAGTAACAGAATATGATATATATGCAAAATATATAGGTCAATTTAAAGTAGGTATGATATACAATAGTCCATTTAGGAAGGATAAAAATCCATCCTTTGGTATTTACTATAGTAAACGTACTAAACAACTACTTTTTAAAGATCATGGAACAGGTGAATGTGGTAATGTAATTAAATTTGTATCATTATTTACTGGTAAAACAGAATATAATGATATACTATCAGATATAGTAGATAAGTTAAACATTACTAATAACACTAAACTCGTTAGCTCTAAGCAATATATACCGCCAACTGAAACAGTAATTGGTGTAGTACGTCAGGAATTTACTGATGTAGATATCAATTACTGGAAACAGTTTAATATTTCTATAAATACTCTAAAGAAATTCAATGTAAATAGTATTAAATATTATTTATGTAACGGAATAGTAAAGGGTACTTATAAACGAGAAAATCCTATGTATGCATATAAGGTCTATAATAATTTTAAGATATATAGACCATTAGCAGATAAATATACTAAGTGGAGAAACAATCTTACGGACTATGACATCCAAGGCTATGAGCAGTTGCCTCAGAAAGGTGATATACTATTTATCACAAAGTCCATGAAAGATGTTATGTGTTTGCATGAAATGGGTATACCAGCAGTTTCTCCATCTTCAGAGAGTACATTTCTACCTAAAGATGTATTAGAAAATCTTAAAAAAAGATTTAAAAATATTATACTTTTATTTGATAGAGATTCCAGTGGATGTAAAAACTCTATCAAAATATACAACCAACATAAAATAAAACCGTTATTTGTTAATAAAAAATTTAATTCAAAAGATATATCAGATGCTGTTAAAAATAACGGATTTGATACAATAAAAAAATGGATATTAAAAGAAATTAACAATGAACGAAATAGATGAAATATGGAAACCAATAATAGGATATGAATCAAGATACGTTATTTCTAATAAAGGAGAAGTAAAATCTTTAAAAAGAAATAAAATATTAAAAAAAGAATTACGTAGAAATTATTGGAGTATCCAATTATATGATGGTACTAAATTTAAACATTTTTCTATACATAGATTGGTAGGAATACATTTTATTAAAAACCCTAACAATTTACCTTTTATAAATCACATTGATGAAAATAAATTAAACAATAATGCTAACAATTTAGAATGGTGTACTGCTAGTTATAATACTAATTATGGCACTTGTATACAAAGAGCTGTAGAAAAAAAATCTATTCCTGTTATGCAATTAGACAAAAACAAAAATCTAATTAATATATTTTCATCAATATCAGAGGCTGAAAGTAAAACAAACATATATAATCCAAATATTGTTAAATGTTGTAAGGGAGAACGAAAAACAGCAGGTGGTTATATTTGGAAATATGCCAATAAAAATTAACTGTATGAAACTATTAAAAACTATAGGTAAAGTAATAGCATTACCTTTTGATTTAGCTCTAATACTTGGAAAGTTATTATTGATTCCAATCAAATTAGTAAGTGTATTGTTGCATGGAGAATTTATTGAATGGAATAAAAAACGTAAGTTTATAGGAAATTCAATTAAAGAAATGTTTAAAGCTTTCAAATATAATAAAGATTATTCTTTCTTATATTCAGTAGGATTTACGGATGAAAATGGTAATTTTTCTGAAAGAATTGAAACGTTTAAAGTAACTAGTGATAGTATGCAACATTATATTAATTATGCTAAAACAAGTCTTAAACAAGAAAGTGCGTAATGCTACTAAACAAGAAATAGATGGAATAGTATTTCGATCTAAGTTAGAAGCTTATACATATTAGAAACTAAAGGAAGCAGGTATATCAGCTGAATATGAACAGCATAGATATACTTTACTTCCTAAGTTTGTATATAATAACTCTACAATTAGAGCTATTACTTATTTACCAGATTTTGTAGGAGATAATTTTGTTATAGAATGCAAAGGATTTGCTACAGATTCTTGGGCAAACAGAGAAAAACTATTCAAGTATTATTTAAGCTTGAATGAACCAGATACTAAGTTTTACTTAGTAAAGAATAAAAAACAAGTTGATGAATTAATCAACAAATTAAAATCTTAAATTTTCAGATTATGGCAAATAATGAATTTATTAAAATAGGAGAAAATATAGTTGCAAAACCTAAAGGAGCAGATTACGATCTAATACCGGGTAAAGTATATAATCTAAGTTGGAATAGATGGGAAGATTCACCTATATTTAAGGAAAATGGTGAATTAAATCTACCAAAGAAAGTTTATTCTACTAAAACAGATGATATATTTAAGAAGCGTATTATAACCTATTTTAATAAAGCAAATACAAATACTACTGGTGTAATGCTGGCTGGCGTGAAGGGTACTGGTAAAACTGTGATGATGAAATTATTAGCTAAGGAATCAGGTTTACCTATTATTGTAGTTAATCCTGATTATCCAGAAGGCAAACTTATTAAGTTTTTTAAGTCCTTTACTACTCCAGTGTGTGTTTTGTTTGATGAAGTTGAAAAGAACTTCAAAACTGAGTATATGCTAGATTTCTTAGATGGAGTTGAAAAGACTACACAGAAACTAGTAATTATGACTTGCAATGACTTAAGCCAAGTTAGTCAGTATATGCAAGATCGCTGTTCACGTATTCGTTATTTACGTCGATATTCTCCTGATGAAAATGCTGCATTCTTACCGATGTTAGCTGATGATTTTGGTATTAAGAACAAAGAAGAAGTAGTAAAATTCTGTAAAGAAAATATTAAACTACTTTCTATGGACAATATTATTTCTTTCATGAGTGAAGTCAAAATGCTAGAAGATGAAGACATTAGCCTTCAGGAAATTATAAACATTATGAATATCTCTACTGAAAACATACCAACTAAAGTTAGTGATACTGTAGAATACGATGATGAATGTGATGACTGTGACGAATGTAATGATGTATATGACGATTATGAATGTTGTGATGCAGCGTGAGAACAAATAAGGCTAGATATATTCTAGCCTTTTAACTTATATAAACATGAAAATATGCGGTATAAGTGATATACATGGTAATCTCATTGAGAATATACCTGAGTGTGATGTACTATGTATATGTGGTGATATAGTAACATTAAATGCTCAAAGAAATATTGAAGCATCTAAACATTGGTGGGAAACAAAATTCATAAAATGGATAGATAAATTACCTTGTAAGAAGGTAGTTGTCATACCAGGTAATCATGATTTTTACTTAGAATATAAGTATAAATTAAATGAATGGAATTCTTTTAAAGATTATATGCAAGTTTTATCTAAAGGCAAATTAGTATTTCTTATAGATGAAATGTATATATATGAAGGTGTTAAATTCTACGGATCTCCTTGGATTAAACCAATTGAATTTCAAGAGGACAGATGGGCATTTAGTAGATTTGATACTTATGAAGATATACCACAGTGTGATATACTACTAACACATGATAATCCATTTTGTAATGAAGCTCTAGATGTTTTCTCCTTTGGAAAGAGTAAATATCATTTATATGGACATTGGCACGATGGATCTAGTGATATAAATTCTGGAAGATACAATTGTTCTAGATTGAATAATTGTTATAGTTTTAAAAAGAATTATGAATTTGTAGTGTTAGATATTATGACAGAAAAAGAAAAGAAACAAGTAGAACAAGCATTCTTAGAAAAGCTTATTAGTCAAGCTTACAATAATAATGTAGCAGATTGGCTTAAAACTTTTAAAGAAGTTGAACTACAACAAGATAAAGAAGATGAATTAGTTTGGGATACTTCAGCAGAAGTTCCTGAGTCAGCTGTAATTAGCGACATGGAGGATTAAGTATGAAAGTAGAAGGAATTGTTACAGATAATGAACGTATTGCAATTGAAGCAATGTTCAATAATGTTATTGATAATACTATAGAAATACAAGCTATAGAAGAAAAAGTAATTATAGAGTATGTTAAAGAATAAGATGGATATTAGTATTCCTTATTACGAAGATAATAGCAGAGTAAGTAATTCTGCAATAGGATGGTTTATTAAAAGAGGTCCTAGGTATTTTCGTGATATGCTTGATGGAAAAGAAGAGGGAATGAACTTTTCTTTTCTTGAAAAAGGAACTATGATTCATGAATATTTACTTCAACCAGATGAATTCTGGAAAGATTATATTATTCTTGATTTTGCAACACCTAAAGTAAAACAGCAAAAGGATTTATTAGATGAGTACCATAGACTCATGCAAGTAAATCCATTAGAATCTCAAGATAAGCTTAAACTATCTGCTTATAAAAAAGCTTATAGTAATAAGAAATCTGATGAGAAATGTATTGAAGAAGCTGAAGGTCTTATTATGATTTATCAAGATTACTTAGAATACTTGAGTAAGAAAGATGATAATAAGAAGATAATTAGTTTTGCTGATTTACAAATGCTTAAGAAGATTAAGGAAAATATTCAGAATCATAAGAAAGCAAATGAATTGCTTTTTAATTTACCATCTACTTTTGAAACTCATAATGAATTTCATATTAACTGGCAAGTTAATAGAATCAATAATATTAAATGTAAATCTTTACTAGATAGAGTATGTTTTGATCATGTTAATAAGAAGATAATTCTAATTGACTTAAAAACAACTGTAAATGTCTATGATTTTGCACATTCAGTAGAAGAATACGATTATTATAGGCAAATTGCTTATTATGGATTAGCAATTCAATGGTATATGCAAGAGATATTAAATCTTAATTCTGAAGAATATGATTTTGAAGCATATATTATTGCTATAGGTAAAGATTCTGAAAATCAAATTAGAGTGTTTAACATGAAAAATGATAAAATACTCAGTGAGAAAGTTGATTTAATTAACAATTCTTTACAGAAAATTTCATATCATATCAGTACAGATCAATGGGATCACTCAGTAGAATACTACGAAGGTGATGGTGTTGAAAAACTATAATAAATGCTTAATATTTTTAAGTGATTTTATAGAAGCAAAGATATCTTACTTTGATTGTCCAGCATTTGTAAATATGTATACAAATTTAAAAGGAGACAATTCTGAAGGAAAATTATATTTAGTTTATAAGTTTAGTAGTCATTATGAACTATCTAAAAAAATAGAGGAAATCAGTTGTAATAAAACATATTATAATTGGTTTCCTTATACTATAAATAAACAATCTTATATTGTCTTTTCATTTAAAGTTAGTAAAGATAAAATACAAGAATTAGAATTCTGTAAAAAAGGTAGATTTACTGATAGTTATTTAGATGTAAAAGATTTAGTTGTTATTTGGAAAGACTACTTAGATCAATTTGATGATTTGCTTAAGTCAAATGACTTTTGCTCTGATTATACTTGTACTTGTTAAAAATAAAAGGCTGGATTATTTCCAGCCTTTTTCATTAATCAGAATCTCTATTTGCAATTTGAGTTTCGTAATATCTTCTTTTAGAAGGTATATCCTATAATTCCCATATATTTTTAAACGGAGTTATTTTCATTCCAAATTTAAAAGTAGGAGAAAAACCTTTATAAGCGCCTCTATCTATTTTTTCATCTTCATTATTAATCAGATTATGTACCCATGCTGGTACAGTAGAAATTAATCCAGAAAAGTTATCATAATAACTATAAATGGGGAATGGAGTTTTGATAGTTGAGATAGCGTCTTGGATTGCCCAAGGGGTAGAAGACATCATAGTTTCAAAATCTGTTCTTACTAAAGCAAAAGCTAATAATTGTTTTAATATATTATCTTTATCATCATCTGCCCAAGCCTTTGCTATTGGCATTAAGAAGAAATGCAATATATGTACACCTATTAGTTCTAAAGATAATTGTCTTATTACTCTACGCTAATCGTATGTAGAATTCTACATATACTTCTACCATAAACTAATATTCCTAGTATCTCTTCTTATTGCAGAAATAATACTAAAAGGAACTCTAAACAAAGCCTCTTTATATCTTTGAGAACTATAATCCCATTGTCTATTCTATACCCATCTTTCTTGAAGTATAATAGGCATAAACTGTCTATGCATCATTACTAAACTTCCTATAATATTACTACTTAACATAGTTTTCTATAGTGGAGTAAGCTAACCATCAGCAGATTGAGCTAAATTTCTAGCAGTGTTACCAATGGTTTCTTTTTTAGCATCCCAGGCTTTTTGATAAGCAGGGTCTTTGGTTACAATATTTCCATTTTTATACTCTACTAAATCTCTAGAGGATCTAAATGTGTTCCATTGATTTAACATTACTTCGTCGTTACTATATTTACGTTTAAATTCTTCGCTACTAAGAAACTCTCCATTTACGTATCTATAGTTGTACATAACAGAATTTAGTATATGACCCTTTACGACATAATCACTTAAAGAGTATACTCCAAAAGCCCAGTTTCTAGCTATTTGTTTTTGAAAAGTAGATAGATTAAGTCTATCTGTTTTTATTTCAGCACCTACTTGAAAATATTCCATTAGTTTCATCTATGTACTATTATGATAATCACTAAGTAAACTGAAATTATTTTTAAATAAGTCTACAATCAAAGCTTTAGCACCATTAATACTATCTCCAAAACTATAATACCTACCAGAAAGCGAATTAATTATATCATTATAAACTGCCGTAAAAAAGCCGGTAGTAGCACATATAATATTTAAACCTAGATTTACGGTAGTTCCTAATGCTTTTAAACCTAGCATTAATTTAGTAAAATTAACTTTTCTAGGTTTTATATGACCTTTAAATCCTAGTATAGAATAATCTCTTTCTTTGATATCCCATATAGCAGATTTAGTCTTAATGTCATATATATTCATCTCTACGAAACTTTTAGCAAACTTATATATATTAGATTCCTGCCCTTTTTTACTCCTTCCTCTGTACTTACTTTTGACGTCTCGATTACCTATAAATTGTAGGATAGCTTCGGTTTTAGGTTTGAGTTCACTTTTTATTCTAAAGTTTTCAGCCATTTTAAAATACTCTACTATAGAGCCAACAGTATTAGCTGTAATAGTAGAAGGATCATCCAGACTTTTAACATAATTCTGTGGAACAAAATATAATTTATCTGTGCCAGTATCTACTGTTTCATCGTTTAAACCAGTATCGTCATTTCTAGTAGATACTTTATCTTTCCAATATTCTTTAAAACCTTCAAAACCTCTAGCTCTAACATATCTCCACATAGAACCTGATATTTGTGGCAATCTATATGAACTTAAATTAGTAAGATTAGTAAGTTTGCTATTTGATTCTTTAAGAGTATTCACACATTCTTTGTATAATTCATGTAAATCTTCATTTGAAGATACTTTATTAAATGCTTCTGAATTATCGTATAGTTCTAATTTAGGCAAATAGTATTCTCCCTAGTCTTCAACTTCTGGTTTGTAGTTCTTATTAACAAATGGAGAATTCTAATCTACCTCTGAAAAGTATATAGATGGCTATTCTTTAAGTATGTATTTTTCTTTTACTGGAATAACTGTTGTGAGATAAGATTTAGGATATATATTACCTTGACTATCTCTATTACAATGTGTCATTTCAAATTCTGCTAAAGTTCCATTAGCAATAGCATCAGCTCTAAGTTTATAAAATAATTTAGATGGTATTACTTTAGCTATATCATTGAATTTTAATCCAGTAGTTTTCTTTTTACCGTTTCTTTTTCTTATCTTATATAAATCTACATCTATTTTATCTAATTCAGCCTGAGCAACTCCTGGTATTAATTTTTCAATTTCGTGTGTCTTATCATCTCTAAATTGTTTAAGTATGGCTCTCTTTCTTTCTTGTAACTATTCATATAGCTTTTTATCCGATTCGTTATTTATTTCAGATCTTTCTACTTTAGAAAGATCATCGTAGAATTCCTAAGTATACTCATCTCTAGAATTATACTATAACCATCTTTGATACTGAGCTTCAGATAAACTCGCTTTTTTTTCAGCCTTAATTTTATCAAATAATGCTTTATTTGATTTTAAAACCATACCTTTAGACAACTTATCATTTAATGCAGCTAGTTCTACAGCTATTTCATATTCTTCACCTTGCTTTAATTTTCCATCTATACCATATATACTAGCTAACTATTTTTTTTCTAAATATAAATCCTTTAGTTTACTTTGATTTTCTTCTGATAACTTACTTGTGTCATAGAATCCATTAGCGTCTTTTACAGTATCTAGTAATTTGTGTATTTTGATTTGTACTAATTCTCTAGCATCAGCAGCTAAAGGTGATAGATTGTTAAATAGTTCATAGTATTCAGGAGTATATTTTCTTTCACAATGTTCTGATAACCATTTGTTTTTTCTTTTATTGTACTCTGTACGTATAGTTGGATTTACAGAGCGTAAATCATCTACATCTAACATGCCTAAATCACTTCTAAGCTACTTTAAGAATTGTTTATAGTCATTGTTAAATCTACCATAGTTTCTTTTTCTAACTAGATATCCAGTAGGTAAACCATTTTCATCAAGTTCTACTAATTTTTTTTGATTAAAAGTACCAGCTTTTTTTAACAGGTCTGTTAGTTTATTATACTTTTCATAAGTAGCTCTATTAACTTCAAATTCTGCATTTTGAGTTATATGAAATAAAGCTCTAATAGCTTCGTCGTTAATTTTATCTCCAGCTCCTACCCAAGCGGTAATAGCTAATATATCTTTACCTACTGTTTCTTGATGTTCCTATATATAATTTTCTATAGTTGGACTATTAACAGATATACCAATTCTTCTAATTTCTTCAGCAGACTACTTAGTAATCATATTATTAACATTGTTAGCTCCTACATTTAGGATAGTCTGCATTCTTTTTGCTTCCTTTAATAAATTTCTATATAGATTTTCTCCAACTATATATTTATATTCTTCTGTAGCAGATAAAGTATTAACACATTCATCTAGCATTGGACAATAAAAATTAAAGAAATCTTGTTTTAAATCCAACAGCTACTTTAGTGTCATTTTATCCTACACTCCATTTACCACATCTCTGATTTGTCTTATGGTAGATAATATATCATATTTAGTACTATATATAAAGTTAGTTATATTCTAAATTCTATCTACTGTCCTATTTTCTAATTCAGATATTTGTAATGTTAAAGCTGCTTTAAATTCATCTGTAACATTGGTGTCTTTTTTATTCAGAGTATATAATCTAGCTTTAAGACCATCGTGTATTTTTTGTATTACTCTTTCTAATTCTTTTTCAAGATTTTCTTTAGTAGCATAATCATATTTATCAAAATACTATCTGTATGCTTCTATATATTCTTGTACATCTTGCTGATATCTTTCATCTAGACTATTAGCTAAGTAATACTATAAGGATTCATCTAGCTCTGACCCTTTTATTCTGTTATCAGAAGTAGAAAAAGAACCAGAATTATCAATAGATTTTATCTAATTTGGTCTAGTAGCAACATATACAGTTTGATTTACTTTCTAGTTATCATCAAAATTTGTAAACACCACCCCGCTGTTATCCTATTCTGATACCCTGTTTACTATTGGTACAAATCCTTCACCACTGTCTCTTAATTGCTATTTTGTACCGCTGTGTTTCTCTAAATTTCTCACATTTAAAAATACTGGTATACCAATCGTTCGACCTAGCAGCCCATCTGATTGTTTTTCAGTAAAGAAAAATGCATTTTTAGTTCCGCCTTTAACTTTAGAAAAATAATTATCAAAATTAGCTGAAAACTCACTTAATTCTGGATTATTTGTATAGTGATATACCAATTTCGGTTCCCCGTTTTCATCTACTATTTTAGAGGAATTGTTAGGATCATGTAACCAGTCTCCAAACCACATTTTAAACGTTTCTGTAAAGGTTTTAGCTTTTCCTTTTATAGCAGCAGCTCTATCACCATTGTAATACTACAGTAAGTCTGAAAATAGCTTAGACGGTTTACCATCTTTTGTCTAATCAATAGGATTACCATTATTTTCATTCCAGATATGGTAGGCGCCAATTTCGCCTACCAATTCTTTTAATTCATTAAATTCTTTTAGGACATTCTTATCACTAAAATTTGGACATATAATCATAATTATTTACCTTTACAGTTTTTATAAGCTTCATCGTTAAATTTCATATCTTGAACAGTATCAGTCCCAGTATTCATATCTGTAATTATATCTTGTACCTATTCATACTGAGTAATACCAGCATTTAATATAGAATCAAAGTATGGACTTTCTCCAAACACATCATCAGTTATTTCTGTAAAATTCAATACATCGTCACTTATTATAGTCTAAGTTCCATCTTCCATATCTACTTGCATATCTGATAACGTAACAGAATCATCTTGTCCTACCGTTATTGTAGAAATTTGTTCGTCTACTTCTCCATAAATAGTAGAAGACTAAGTATCTTCTGTATTATGTATTTCATTAGATGCTTCTAAATCTGAACCTACTGTTGTAACTTCTGGCTCTTCAAAGCTAACTATTTCTTGTTTTTCTACAGTATTAATTACTATAGCATCTGAAGATTCATACACTAAAGTGGTATGATTTTTATTTGTCATAGGTTCAAAAAATTTCTAGACTAATTGTTCTATTTGTCCATTGTTCCAAATAGCTTCTTTAGGTAAAGCGTTTTCTTCAAATGCAGATTGTTCCCCAGATTGTTTTTGATATTCATAGTACACTTTTCTATCATCTTTTGTACCAAGTGCAGGTATAATTTTATATACAGATTGTTTTGTATTTTTTACTGGATCACCATTTTCATCAGTTTGATATACTGTTGCTACTTTCTGATACAATATATAACTATTAATATCATTAGGATTAAGTTGAATCTTAATAAATGGTTGATTAGCTCTCCAACTACTAAATACTGCTGGCATTGGTTTAGAATCAGGCTTTATTTGAACTAATGTACTATATTTATTATCGTAATTACTTAATTGATACGGCTTAACTATCTTATCGTTTCTATAAGCATTTCTAGCTATTTCTGTAAATAACTCTGTAAAGTTATTATTCTGCATGTTTTCAGAATTAAAACCAAAATAGTCCATACCTACTAATTTATCATTATTAAGTATTTCTATAGCAGCTTTAATTGCATCTGAATAACCTTTTTGTTTCTTCCAAGCAGTAGTTATTACATCGAAGAATGAATCAGTACTTCTATTATCGAAACTAGTTAAATAAGCATACACACCTAATCTATTAGCAAACTTTCTTATACTTTCATCTTCACAGTCTAGTAGATCTTGATATGCTGACAGTAATCTGTTTTCATAAGTAGCAGTATTAGTTAAAGCATTATCTGCTGTTACTATTCTATCGTATTTCTAGTTAGTACCATCAGATGCATATTCTTGTAGATAGTTAAGTAACTCATTCTTAATATGACCATTGAACGCAATTGCTGGTAAATCATTACGTTTTCTTAAATCATTTTTAATCTAAGTTAACCTTTTAGCTATACTTTTAGGTCCTCTTAACATATTAAGGAATTTCTTATCGCTAATATTAAAGTCCTCAACTGCATTCACTACAGCTTTAGTTCTTAGTGAGGTAGTTAATATTTTTGATAATTCAGCTACAGTGTTTTTATCTGAAGAATTACCTAAAAAGAAGTCACATGCAGCATTAAATATTGTCTTATATCCTTTTGTAGCTTCTATAACTTGTCCGCTTAATAATATTCTAGGAGTATTTATACCAGCATCTAGTTTCTACTTAAGGAATGTAGAAGATAAGTAATAGTTTATAGGTTTTTCTATGTTATCAGCTCCATTTATATAGAACCTACTTTGATAATTATCTATATATCTATTTAATCTACGTTTGAAATTTAACTGTAACGGTAAGGTATTACCAAATTTCTTAGTATCAATCTATGATAATTGAACTAAATTTGATAAAACTTCTGTATCTGAAGACAAATCTTGATAAGCTCTAATAGATATGACTTGTTGATATAATCCATTGACTTCTTTTGGTTTTTTTAACGCTTCAGATGCTACTTTCTTATCAAACACATCATTATAATTGATCTCAACAGCATCATATCCTTCTATAGATGGAAGTGAATATTCACTAGCTAAACTATTATAATACTATGCATACTTTGCTTTATTAGAATCACTATCATCTAATGATACAATCGCTTCTCTCAAAGAAGTCATATATTCTTTAGCTATAGATTTAAGTTTATCTCTTTCAGTTATTCCTTTTTCTGCACCTATTATACCTTTACTTTCTAACATTTCTTTAGTAAACCTACGCAATGCAGGTTGGGCTAAGAAGTAGAAAGTATTCTCACCTTTACCACCTCTAATGAGTAGAGAAGTCATATTATAAGTAATAGAGTTTACGTTCAAAGCCATAATATATGGGTCTTTCGCAACGTCCACGTGGGCGTTAATCAATGCTGATAACCAGTCCATAATACGTTGATCATCTTCTCCATATACCTAATCTAACTGACCTAAGTTATATCTATTAGCATTAGAATAATTGATACATAGGTGAGTAAATTGAGTTAACGCATGATTAGTAGAGTTAAGTGCAAATGGAGCAATACCAGCTTTACCACCAGTATACTCTGTCTTTCTAGAAAGCTAGAAAGAAGGAGCTAATTCATACATAGGATTTACTTCTACAGTATTTTTTGGTTGAACTATTGGAAGAATCTGCTTTTGAAGAATCTTTGTTAATGTATCAATAGAAGCTCTAGTTTCAGCAATATTAGTAAAGTCAGTCAGTACTAATGAGTAATTATCTAGCAACTTATTAACATAACCTTGTTCCGATTTTTCGTCTGAACTTACTCTTTTACCATCTTTATATGTATATGTAGCTAGATAAAGTTTATCAACGTCGAAGTCAGAACCAGTCATAGCTGTAAATTCTTCAGGAACTATAATTGTATCACCAATAGTAGTTGGCATAATATCAGCTACTTGGAACGAGAACATTGAAGACAAACCCTATGTGGGAATACGATATCCTATACCATAAGGTTTAGATTCTACTTCTACACCGTCTACTATTCTGCTACCTATTATACCATTGTCAATCAACCATTTACGTTTATTATAAAAACTTGCGTTTTTAAGTTCTTCTGGTAATATATCTCTAAAGAAGTTTTCACTAAGTATAACTTGCATATGACCTTCTTTAGCTAAGAATTTTAATTTCTTTCCTTGATTAAAAGCTGAACCTAATTCTGCATCAGTTTTTACACTTCTACCAACAGCTTCATATGCAAATGAAGACATCTGAATAGCAGAACCACCAGGAGTATTTACATCTACTACTGCTTTATTGACAAAAGAAGTTATCTTAGTTTGAATCCAATCTCTAATACTTTGAGCTTCAATTGGTACTACAATGTTTCCATTTTCATCAACAGTTAAATTGGCAATTATTTCAGCAGACATACCTGAATTTGTAGCCTATCTCTGAAGATAATTTACTATTTTGCGATTATCTACTTTGCCATTAGTAAAGAACTCTTTTTTTATTTTGTTCTAACCTATTCTGGAGAGTGAATTAATAGCATCCATAATATTCTTCTTAATTTCAGAACCTTTTACAGCTAATCCTTTATTTTCTCCATAAGTACGAGTATCTACTACATTAGCAAAACCAATTTTAATAGCTTGTGTACCAAATGATCTTTCAAGGTGTTCGTGTGGATCAGTATTTAGCTACAATCTAATTTGAGTTAGATCCTAAGTATATGTTGCTAATCCTTTACCAGAAACACCATCCACATCACTATTAGATGTTAATTCAGATAAGTTTACTTTACCATCTTTATAGAATGATAACTTCTTTCTACCACCAACTTTAATAGCTGATTCAAATGCTACCATATCTATATAACCTTTACTAGCATCATTCATACGATCATATAAATATTTATTATCAGCTTTAGCAAAAGTCTTAAATAGCGGGAATAAAGCCATCTTATCGAACGTATTTACATTCATACCAAGAGTCTAATCAAAGTGATCACCAAAGTAAACCATTTTAAGAGGTTGTGTGATAGCTTTAATTGCTTTTTGATACTTATCAGTATCACTCAACCAGCTATCATCAGACTCCATAATGTTATAAGCTTCTTCAATTTCAGGACTCCATTCTCCCAAAGACTTCATCAATCTCTTATAGAATTCTGGTCTGATATAAACAGCCGCATCAGCTTGATTAATTTCTCCATCTGCATATGGTTTAGCGCTATTTTTAGCTTGTTGTTCAATAAACTTAATAGCATCTGGATTCTTTTTACGTAATCTACCTAATGTACTTTCTATAGCGTGATCATCCTTAACAGCATTTAATGCTTGCTAATCAGTAACACCAAACTCTTTTTGGAACATATCCTTTATTAAGGATTTTCTAAACATACTATATAATGTATCATATACTGTAGATCCTATTTCATTGTCTGATAACTATAATACTTGGAATTTAGAATCACTTCTATCTTCCTAATCCTTAGTATCTCCCCATTTAGTTCTCAAGTTTGTTCCAGTAGACAATACTGAAGATAGACGTTTAATTTTATCTACATCTCTACCAGTTATCATATAATAAGCAGAATAACTTGATTTATCTCCATCTGGGTCATGTTTATCTATCCAAGCTTCTAATGTTCTTTCATCTGATATAACAGGTACAAATGAATCATCATTAGGCTTATATATCATAAGTTCTTTTTGCCATTTATATAATGCAGGATCTCCAGTAAAACACTTCTCTATTTCTATAGTAGAAATGGCACTATTAATAGCATGTGAAGCTATAATAGAATATATCACATCTGTTCCCTTATCTCTGCTATCAGTTTTAGAACTTATCTTTTCAAATTCTTCTACAAAGTTTATAGGTATATATTTATTACTTAAGTCTTCACCTATCACACCTAGTTCTATAGCTTTTGATATTTCGTTATTTACATAATCTACTAACAAATCATTGATAGCTTCTTTGATTACTGTATCATTATCTAATGCCTATTTAATTACACTCAGAATATCTTGTATAGACTGTGAATCATTAGAATATTCAGCTTTAGCTAAAATTTCATTCAGATTATAAGTATCACCGTTAATAGTTATCTTATTAAAATATCTAAATCTTCCACCATTACCGTCAGAGAACTTCCCCTTTTTACTACCATAGTAATTACCAACTGATAGATTGGGATTGTCTATAACACTTTGTTTAGTAGCAAAATACTTCTATATGGCATTATATTCATCTCTTAAATATCCTTTGAATATGTTTAAAGTTCTATCTGAGAATCTTCTCTTTTGATCCTAAAATATAACTCTAGTTATATCACCATTTTCATTGTATTCATAGTCAGTGATAACTGTAGATGGTAAGAAATCCTTGACCATTTGAATACCACTTATAGTGTGCCATGTCTTTTTATCAGACATAGTAGGACAAAATAAGTGATTATTAAATCCAAATGTCATTTTAGATAAGTAATCCTCTATAGGAGATATACCAAAGTAATCACGATTAGTGTTTTGCAGATTCTCTTCTAAGTTTAGATAAGTATTTAATTTAATTAAATCAGCATTACTATTTATAGACTGTAACAACAAAGAATTTGCAGAGTAAGGATTTTTACCTAATAATTCTCTCTTACCATTTAAATTATATTTCAACCATCTTATTTGGTCTGACATATAGTTATTCTCTGTAATAGGATATACTAGATTACCATCTGCTCCAGTAACACTAAATTCTTCTGGAGATGGGTGTGTTCTACCCCAAGCTATAGCCATTAGATTTATCTAAGCATCTGGTTTTCTACTAGTAAATATTCTATCAAATGTTCTAGCAGTTTCTCCACTTCTGGATTTTATACTACTTGTACCTCTAATTGCAGCTATGTTAATATTATTTAATATACTTTTAGTTAAAGAAGTACTAGCATTTGCAGATCTCCAGAAATTCTCAAATGATTGCATGTTAGGCTAACCTGTTCCATTAGTAAGTAAATAGTCTAATGCTAAATCATCCATATTAATAGATAGATTATTACACATATCTATAAAGTTAGATCTAACTTTAATATAATCATCCAAAGTTTTATCTTTCTTTTTTAATACATTATCTATTAATATTTTATGTTTCCACACAGCAGAATGAAACTTATCTTGATTTATAGTTCTAGTACCATCTTCATTAACATCAATTAAATCTGACAAGAAGAACTATTGCGACCATTTCTTTGGTAATCTACTTATCTTTCTATATACATCAGAATTCTGAATTCTCCATTTTAATTTATTAGAATATTCTTGTGTAGCATATTCTATTTGTTCATCAGATCCTCTCTGTGCAAAAGGTATCTGCTTTCTTTCTACAATTATTGCAGTTAAACTATTTTTTGCACTTTTAACTGTATTTAATATTTGAGTCTAAGTGACTTCATCAATAGGATCATCTTTTGAAGTTAACTTATTATATACAGTCATAAAGAATGGATCTACTTTACCAAGATTATAACATTTATCTACTAAGTCTAAATAACTTTCAACGTTCCATAGATTCTCTAATATCTTATTCCACACAACATTGAAATCTTCAGATCTAGTAGTCATCAACAAGTCATCTTCCTCTTCTACTAAGTATTTATTACCTGTTTCTGGATCAAATTCGTATTTAGTTTTAGGAATAGAATAAAAGAATAGTTTCGCTTTGAAAGCTACATTGGCTTTTTTACTTATTGTATAACTTTCTTTATCCCAAGTATTATCAGGATTATCCCCAAGTTCTCTTTCTTCTCTTTCTTGTTCTTCTGATTCTTCAGTATTCTTTTTAATAATACTAAAGTTTCTTAAGTAATCATCTATTTGTTTCTTAAATACTTCTTTATTATTGATTACATCTTTGATAAGTTGTTCTTGAGATTCATCATACATTCCTAACTCTAAGTTAGTAGTTAGAATATCATCGAATATATCATTAATCTTCTTAGGTAAACTTTGTAAATCTTCAATGCTACTAATATTAAATGTATCCATTACTGTAGCATTTAAAGAATCTACTACTGCGTAGAAAGTAGTAGCATCTGCTATAGAAGCTATTTTCTTTAATTCTTTATCCTCTACTCCTGGAACGTAATAGTACAATGTACCGCCAAATCTTTTTTCAAAATCTTCTAGTACAGACTTAGATGGTTTATATTTTGAAAACTCTCCTTTACGTATTTTATTAAATAAAGTTCTTACTAAATCTCCATTCCTAGTAATACCTAATACTTTAAGTATTGCATTAAATAATTTCTTAATTCTATATGCTATAGATGGTTTGGTTTCATTTAGCATATATTGTCTGAATTCTTCAGCAAGAGCTTCTTCTACTTCTTGTTTAGAAGCATCTTTTAAATATGGATATTGTTTTACGTAATCTTGATATACTTGTTCTCTAAGCTTATCATTTATTAATAACTAACTTACATAATGGAAACCTTCATGGAATTCTACTCCTTGCCCAGATTGTTCTGATAAGAATATTCTAGCTGCTGTATCACTACTAAGTCTATCCATACATACTTTTAAAGCACCATATACTTGTGGAGCATTAGCCATTCTAAATACTGCTTCTGAAGTAACAATATCTGATTTGTCAATACCTAGTTTGTCTTGCAGCCACTACCTAGCTTCATCCACATTTAATTTACCTTCGCCTTTTACTTGTGAAGTTAAACCCCTTTTAGCTAATTTCTGAGCAGCTTGCAGTTTACCATTTCTACGAATTATTTGCCATTTACCAGTTTTATATTTGTATTGAGGAGAATTAGCTTTCATCCAATCTTTAATCTATTCTTCAGACCAATTCTCATCAGTAGAAACATACTCTATACCATTAGTAGAAATAGTCCTATTATCTGGTTTTACTTGTTTAGCGCTAGTTTCTTTTACCTATTTCTATACAGGCTATGGTTTATTCATATTAACCATTTCTGTTTCAGTAACTTGTGGTACAGCTACACCATCTGTATATATAAAAGGAGCTCTATATATAGTATCACCTAAATCTGTTTCAATTTTACCAGTGTTAATTAACCAAGTAAGTAAAGATACTGGTCCTTCATCAGTACCTATACCAAGATCTTCTCTAGTAAAAGCTAATTGATCTAAACCTGCTATCTTAAATTGTTTAGCATTCGGATACTGTTTAAAATAAGAAGTAGCTAGTCTAACAATACTATCTGGTATAGGTTCTAATAAAGCATACTTATCTGTATTCCAATGCAGATCTTTAGCTATTTTTCTTATAGCTAATTTATGTTGAGATTCTGAAGCTCTACTAGGATCAAATTCTACTTTTATGTGTTTACCATTAGAATTTCTTACAGCAAATTGTACATGTGTGTTACCTTCTTCAGACTAGTAATAGAGCATTTTATCCATTAAGAATGGATATTTTTGTCCTATTTCTTCACTTATTAGAGTTTTTGGTCCATTATTAACAATTATATTAAGTACATCTTGCTCAGCACCACCAAGTTTTATTTTACCGATTAACAACTTATATGCTAATTCAGCTAAAGAATTTACTTTACCGTCTTTTCCCAATTCAACTTCATCTCCATAAATATCATAATCTAATTTATGTATAGATAATTGAATAGGAGCTATAGAACCATTAGGTGTTTGTTCTGCTTTTGGGAATATATATAATGCTCCAGATCTACCAACACCATTACCCGCTAATTCGTCATTGGACCCTAATTTGCGAATTACAAAAGGCTCAGTAACAAAGTCTTCCACAGAACCAGTACCATAACCAATTTGCATTTCCTTTACTTGTTGGTCTAACTTTCTTACGTTATTTTGTTCTAATCCAAAGTCATTAACTTCTGTAAGTTTACGTCTTATAGGAGCTCCTTCTGGGGATTTTTGGTTATTAAATTCTCCATTACTTATTCTTAATTTAGCTGGTTTAACAGACTTTATAATAGTCGTAGGTATAGTTTTATTACTACCAAGGTAAGCATTTACTATCTGTTGCCTAATTTCTATTAACTTTTTTTTCTGCTTTTGTAACTACTGAACTTGTTCAGAATTATAATTACCAGATGCTATTTCTTTATCTACATAATCTGGAGTTCTTAGAGAAGCTATCATTACTCCATCAGTATCTTCTAATACTAAGTGAATAGCTTGCATATATGGAGAAGTGTCTCCGTATCTATGGTTAGTTACTATATAATAAGCATTTACAGAATTTATCCAACCGTTCTTTAAAAGTCTTTTAGATAATTCTTTTCCTGGTAATACAGGTATTACTTCTCCTTTACTATTAGTAAAAGTAATAGGTTTACCATTCACAGTAATATTCATTGGAGATGTAGCATCTGGTTGGAAGAAAAACGTGTTAGAAACATGTTTTACTTTCTATACCTTTCTATTACTCAATGCATCAGAGTTATTAGTAACAGTTTCAGGTTTCATATTAGCGTAGCCAGTTTCTCCATATACTTCAGTAGAAGTATCTTCTAGCATTTGAGCTTCTGCTGCCAATACTTCATCAGATATAAAAGTAGTTCCATCATTTACATATATACCTCCATCAACTATAGTTATAGTAGGAGCATCCTGAGCAGGCTTGCTGTCTTCTACTTGAGTTGGAGTTGGTGGTACTGGATTACTTTTATCTTTTGTATTAGTGTTCTGTTCTTCATTTGCTTCTTGAGCATCTGTAGCTACAGCAATTTCTGGTACTTCTTCAGATGTTTGTTCACTAACACCAGATACTTCATCAGGATTCTATAAAGTTCTGTTACGTATATCTTCCTATTCTAGCTCTTGTGGAGAAGGTGTGCTATCTTCTACGTAACTAACATCGTCTACAGTTACATCAACTTTTTCTTCTCTTGCTATAATATCCTGTACTTCCTTTTCTGGCTATTGTATCTATTCTTCTATAGAACCTTCCACCAGAACATCTTCGCTACTAGGTTCTATTTCTAACTATCTACCTTTTTGATTTAGTAAAGCTTGCTCTTCTTCTCTAAGAATTTCATCTACATCTGTAGACATAGACTCTGGTATTACAGGTTCTGCTGTTTCTGTTTTAGTTTCTTGTACTACAGGCTGTTGTTGTACTCCTTCTTGTATTGGAGTTTCTGGTTTAACTTCTACTTTTTCTTGTTTCTTAGTAGTATCTTCAATAGCAGCTGCTGGATTTTCTATTACTCCCTCTTCTGGTAGTACTTCACCAGCTTCCTCTTTTTCTTTTCTAGCAACTTTTTCCTATCTAACTGATTTACTTAGATGTTCAGCAAATAACGAATTGGCTACAATTCTAGACGCACGTTCCTGATCAGCTAATTCTAGTAAATCATTATACTTCATCTGAGCTTGTTGATTATACTTAGATATAATAGATTTTCTACTAGGTTGAGGTTTACCTTCTCTTAGTGCTTTATCTGTATATTCTTGTATAATATTATCCTATTGCTCTTCAGATAAATCTTTGAACAAATATCCTTTGATATCCTAATATGATTCTGCTTTAAGTTTACCAGTAATATAAGCTGTGGCTTGATCTCTCAATCTATCTCTTACAGCTTTATTCATTACAAACGCTGTTACATAATTCTTTATCTATTCAGCATTTACTGGATCTTGAGCCTAATCTAAATTTTGTATACCATATGTACTTACTATTTGTTGAACGTTTCTTTCTATTCTTTCTTTTTCTCTTTTAATGTAGTTTCTCATATTATTTATATTTCTGAGATCTACATCTAAACCAGTATCCTCTGATAACTGTTGTAAAGTTTTAGTTCTATTAGTAAGAGCTTTATACAAATCTGTTATAGCTTGATTCTATAATTTTAGATAAGTAATATCATATACAGCATTTGAATATTCATCAAAAGTAGGTAAAGTAGATAAAAAATCTTGTTCTATTTCGTCTGCATATTCTGGAGTAGCGTTCATTTTGTATTGATAATCTTCATCAGACTATCTTTTACTTTCAACAAATGCATCATAAGATTCTCTAGCTTTTTGTAGGAATACATCATCTTTATTAGTTTTACCTTGCTCTATTATCTTTTCTAACTCTTTGGCTACATCGTTAGTTGATTGCTCTGCCTCATTCAATCTATCTTTAATATGTAGATAGTTCTTAACTATTTTTCTATGCTCAGAGCTGCCTCTCTTAATACCTAAATCTTTTAAATTTTCATCGATAGATTTATTACGATATTCAGCCCACAGATTAGTAGCTAGATTTTTATCTTCATCTATCATTTCGTCTGTTACTCCAGGCTGTTTCAATTTTTTAGCAGACTCTAAATAATCTGTAACATAATTAATATCTTTACCAGCTTGTAAAGCATCGAGGAAGACATCCATTTTGTTATCCTGTTCAGCATTACTATATCCTTTAGCGATAAGTTTTTGTACTTCTTTATCTGAAGCATACTGTCTTACTGCATTTTTCAATTGTACTGCATTACCAGCAAATGGCATTACTAAACCTATGAATCCACCAATATCCATCGCCTTCTTTAATTCATCATCTGTATTTAGATAATTATCGTTTGATAAACCAAAGTAAGCAAGATTGGCTTCATACCCAAGAAGACCAGCGTTGTATGCAGCAGATATAGGATTTATTCCTTTGTCTTTTAAATAGTCGTATTCTCCTCTTTGATATCTACTACCAACTACAGATTGAACACCTTCTTCACTACGTTCAGATACAAAATTAATAGCATTAGCTTTAGCGAATTTACCAATGTTTTCTAATAAATGTTTCCTAGTAATATTTTGTCCAGGTCTAGACGCTTTGTTCAGAATATTTTCCACCCCTCTGTCAATAGCTTTACCCAAACCAATCTGGTCTACTACACTTGGTATTTCATCTAAAGGTCTTTCTATACCTCTAGCTTTTGCTAATGCTTTACTAGCCTAATTCCATAATATTTTACCTCCATAGGAAAACGGCATACTTTGTAAATAATCTGAATAACTTAAAGCGTCATTCACATCTCTAACCATTTGTAAGCCATCAAAAGCATCGTTTCTGATTTCTTCAAAATCTTTTTGATCTGTAGTCAGACCTTGAGCTAAACCAGCTTGTAGTTTTTCATTTTCGTCCATCTAATCTACAGGATAACCTAACTCACCTAATCTAGGTTCCCAAGATTCTAATACTCTATTTACATCTGTCTTATTATTGTTAGCACTTTGCAATACTCTTTGCTGATAGTTGTCAAACACTTCACTAGCTGTTTCAGATTGCCTGTAATATTTAGCTAACCAAAGATTAAAAGCTGATTCTCCTAAAGCAATTGCTGTAGCTGCTTGACCAATACCTGGAACAGCAGTTATAGCACCTCTAACAGCTAGACTTCTAGCTGCTTTATTAGCCAATATTGAAGTTCCTGTTTGTAAGAACATCATTTCTATTTCAGACAAAGAACTACCAATATGACCTAGATTATAAAACCAAGATTTAGGATCAGTAATAGATAACTCAGATTCATTTACTCTCTACTCAAATTCTTTAGTAAGAGCGGTAGGATCGTACAACCAATTACCTTTCTTTAAAGTATTCTATCTTTTTACTATCTTAGCTGTTTTATCTTCGTATTCATCATTAGCATCAGATAACACTTTCTAAATAGCGTCTAATCTTTCTTTATCAGATATTTGTTGCTATTTATTGTTCCATAAGAAATCTTGTTCTTCCTAGTTTAATGCGTTATCTTCTAACGCTGTAGCTATATTATCTAGCGGATTTACATTGAATATATTATTATTTTTAAAGTCATTTAGCAAAGCTTTAAAGTTTATAGCTATACTACCATTTACATTCGTAGGATCTGTATCGTAGAATAAATCTCTTAAGTACGGATTAGATTTAGCATACTCTTTTATATTAGGTTCTAACTAATTAACAGTTTGCACTGCCATTTTCTATTCATCTGTAAGTATATTATTAGAGATATTATCTACAATAGACTTAGCTTCTAAATAGTTTTGAGCTTCCTATATCTGTGGTATCCATTTAGATTCTGTTTCCATTAAATTGTCTTGTAATTTAGACAATCCAACACTAAGTCTTTCTTTTTGTATATACTGATATAATGGATTAGCATTATCTAATACATTAGTTATTAGTTTTCCAGTATTCCACACAATATCTTCAGCTAAAGATCTTTTATTATCTTTAGCTTCTTCTACTACTGGCACTTCTTGTTCTGTAGTAAATTCATTTATTCCATATGACTATGGTAGTTGCGATATATCAAACCCTTCGCTGTACGGAGTCATAGCTTCCCTCACTAGCTATTGTCCTCGTGAGGGGGAATTCAAATTAAATTTATTTTTCTTAGCCATTTTTTATGCGATTTTATTTTTCTTCTTCTCCGGCAGAATAACCAATGCCGTAAGCTTCCTGTTGTGTACTTGGATATAATTCAGATCTAAATGCATCTGTCATAGATAGCTTCCATGCTTGTTGATCTAAGTATTCAGTATTTAATTTATCTTGTGGATCTGGAAGTTTATTTAGTAATTCTATCTACCAATATACATCTTCTGTAGGAACATTGTAAGATACTTTTCCTTCATAGTTATATTTACTGCTATACTCTCCTTCTTCTAAGTATCTTTGAAATGGTAGTTTACGTTTATCTCCTTCTTTTATTTCTGTAGATAGAGACACCTTACCAGAGCGATCGTATATTCTTTTAGCTCCAGATATAACCATATCTGCGTCTGTTATACCTAACGCATCTAATTGACTTTGGGGTATAGCTACTGTAATTACCTAACTAGAATTAGGCTGTACTTGTCCATTTTTATTTACAGGTAAAGTAAGAATATTACCTCCCTATTGAAGAATAACATTAGTAAGCTTACCGTTTTTAAGAGCATCTCTAAACTTATTCTTTCCAGATTCTACATGTTTATAACCAGCTATTTCAGATATAACATCTGTAGCTAAATCTAATTGTCTAGGATTAGCTATTACTCTATATTTACCTAATGGAGTAGTAACCGTTTCAGATGTAACACCTGGTATAGTAGTTTGTAACAAATCATTTACAGAAGCTATAGGAGATGGAGCTGCAAATCTATTCAAAATATCATTAGTAGCGTTTGATAAATCTATATTAGTTAATTTACCATCTGTAGCATATTCTTTAAATATTTCATTAAACAGTTTATTTGGTGTGTAACTATTAGATTCGTTATATATTTTTCGTAATTGTTCCTTAAATATATTTGCAGATAGAGTATCATTTGATTCGACAGCTTTATTATATTGATCGGTTAAAGAATTTATCTGATCTCTATATTTATTAGCTATGTAAGCTTGAGTTCCTAATTTAAATGCATCTCCACCAGTAGTTGCAATAGATTCTGTCAATCTAAAGGGTTTTTGAGCAGTTTGTTGTCCTGTTCTAGCTCTCTTCAATCTATCTTCTTCGTATATCTTAGATAAAGGATTAAGTTCTCTATCTTCATATGCAAATTCTCTACCAGCTCTATATATACGATTAGCAAATAAAGCATTGGCTTGTTCTGGAGTATATCCTTGCTGTATTAATACTTGTATATGTTTCTGTGCTTCAGGAGTGTTATATATAGCAGAAATATTGTTAGCTATTTCTTGATCTGTTCTTTCAGATGAAACTCCTCTCCAATCATAAGCACCTTCTTGTCTAATAAATCCAGGTTTCAAATTATCAACATAAGGCTTTACTAAATCTACTTCTGACTTATAAGCTAATGGAGCAACATCATTAAATACTCCACTATCTAAAGTATTATAATTAGTAAAGTCAATATAGTGCCACATAGGATTATACTTACCAGATAGCATAAGTTGTTGATTTACTTTCTATCTCTAAAGTAATCCTTCTTTGCTCTATTGTAACTAGCTTAATTCATTATAAGGTCTAGTATTAATAAACGATTGTATTAAGGATCTACCTTCTGCTGTCTTAATCAAATCTGGATTAGCTGCTAATTTGTTTACTATATCTTGTCCAGCTCCAACTGTTAAATCATACCATCTCTTAGTATCTACAGCTGATGGTGATCTAAACTCTGACCACTTAGTAAACTGATTACCTAAATCCTAATAAGCTTTATCTACTCTTTCGTTATTTGCTTTACCTATAGCATATAACTATTCAAAGGGTATTGGTGTATACTAACTAATATACTCACTTTCTATTGGTTTATCAAATCTATTCGTTGCCATTATCTTTTCAAATTATTATATAATTTAGTTAATTGATCTGATGTCATACCATATTCCAAATAAGGTAACATAGCTTCTAGTACAGCAGAATCTCTTTTAGTTAAACGTTTATCTCTACTTATCTACTATATTCTTGTAGATAAATCACCAAATCCTTTTCTACGAATATTTCTAGCAGCTGCATCATTCTGAGCTTGTTCTACAGAAGCTAAATGTCTAGCATTAGCATACTGTTGTCCCCATTGATTAGCTATTTGAGCATTGTTAAATGCCATTTGATTTTCAACATTATTCTTAGTAGCATAAGCATTAGCGATAGCTTTATTCCTATTAACTGCTGATTGTAAACCAAATGCCATATTAGCTCCTGTGTTAGGATTAATATTAGCCATATTGTATCTAGCAATTCTATCGCTTAGAGTAGCTTCTCTAAGTATAGGATCTATGTTATAATCAGTAGGACCATATACTGGATCATAAGTATACGTTTCTACTCTTTCAGGACTACCTGAGAATATATTACCAATAGGTCCAGCTAATGCAGCTATATTGTCTATTAGATCTAACCAGTTATTATCACTTGGAGTTTTTGGCTTTTCACTATTTGTACCATATATATTACCTACTGGAAGCTGTCCAGGATTACCAGTATAGTTAAAGTATTTACTACTTCTAGCATTAGCAGTATCTACATTACCAATGGGAGCATTGATATTATAAGGAATACCTAATCTATTTGCTACTTCAGAAGATGGTATGTGTCTAGGTCCACTACTTTGATTAGATCTACTATCTACATATGCTTGACCAATCTTATGCCAATCGCCATACTTTCTATCTGTCATTAAAGATCTAGCTTGTTCTACTGTAGGTATAACTCCTTTATTCTTACCTAAGTAAGTAGACATATCTCCATATTTACCACCATAGATATCTTTTACATCTTGGTCTGTGATACTATTGACCCAGTTTAAGTAATCTTGTGTATAGTTATTTTTATCTGAATCCCAGTATTTAAAATCAGACATATTTTTATTATATCCATATGGTTTAATACCTCTAGTACCATCTGCATAAGCAGCAGTATTCTTCTTTATTTTTTTACTTTTCAAAGCTTCTTGCTAATCTAATAATGCCTGATAAGCTATCTAATTATTTCTCTCATTTAGCATCTAACTATTTTCAGCATATATATTATTAGCTTTCTTGTTGCTTTTCTTCATTAACTTCTTTCCCATTTCTGCAAATGTTTTATTTGTTCCTGGAACTTTAATCTTATCGCTTAATACTTGAGTTCCAACAGGTACGTTTAATAAATTAGAATCTGTAGGTTTACCTTCTTCTGGTATAGAACCTATAGTTCCGTCTGGTGTTCTCAACATTTCACCATCATCTAAGTAAGCTACAGTGGATGGTACTACGCCACCTTCAGATAAACTCAATTCGTTGTATCCATTTTCTTGATAGTAATCAGCTGCTACCTATTCAGACATTTGTCTGGCTTGAATACCATTTTTAATTCTACCAGCCTTATTACGTATATAACTTTTACTATGACCAAATAGACCAGCTATTCCTGATGGTAATTCATACTCACCAGTCTGTTCATTAACAGATCCACCTGAACCTATACTTGAAGTAATACCACCAATAGCTCCGCCTATTACTGCTCCCCAAGGTCCACCAATAGAAGCACCCATTGCAGCTCCAGATCCTATTCCACCTATTACACCAGCTGCTGTAGGTTTCTTTCCACTAGTAGCATTACCTATCATACTACCTACAGCACTAACTCCTTGTGTAACTACATTCGCTTTATCTACTCCACTCATATTACCCCAGTTTGAAATAGCATCAGCACCGAAAGCATATTGAGGAACTCTTTTTAATTTCTTAGTTTTCATATTATAACATTGAATATCTATAAGTTGTTTTAACATAAGGAAGCTTAAATTCTCTGTTATCATTACAATCTAATGTATAATTACAGATTAAGTATTTTCCTCTCATTCTTCCAGCATAAGACATATTAGTCTATTGTTGCTACCCTGGATTATTTTGTTTCTCTCTACTTATTGGGAATCTAAATGTATCTTCTCTCTATTCTATCTATTTCCAATCAATAGGTTCTGTTTCCTAATTCTTAGTATTAAAGTGTATATCAGATATTAACGTAGGCTTAGTTTCATCTCCAATGTCTACAAATTCAGCAGAGAACCATTGATTATCGAATACTTTAGTATATGCTATATCTTTATTAACTACAAATCTAACATAAGATATTTTCTCTTCTTTAGTAGTACTATTAACATCATACATATTATGTAAGTAATAACAATTATTGTTTTTAATAGTAACTAATCTAGTAGAGAATGGGAAGAACCAGTTTGGATTATGAGTATAAAAAGAAGTAAATACATTTAGTTGTTCATTAAATATTAAACATCTATCATATATTCTAAACCATACTTCATTGTATTTCTTATCATAGAATGATACTGGATTCTTTCGAGCATTATCTGGTAATCTATTTAAATACGTCTATACTTGTTTTACTTTAGATAACTCATTAAAGTCATTACTAAGTGAGCATATAACATTTTTATCTAAGTCATACCAATACAAAGTGGTTTCAGAATTAGTAATACTCTTATCATTAATAATACTGTCTCCATTTAAAGTAACTAAGTAATCGTATCTAGTAAGAATACCACCAGTACCTAATGTTAAAGCTCCAGCATTATTATCAGTAATCAAAGACCTATCGTTAACAGATGCTATACCTACAGCACTATCCTAGAAGAAATACAATTTGTTCTTAAATACTTTAAGATTAGTAACTGGTCCATAAGTACTATCTGTATCTAAATAGTTAGCAAACTTAAACTTAGTCCAACTATCTGTCTGTTCATTATTTGTCTTTAACTCTGAACAAGTAATTCTATTCATGCTTTTAACATCGTCTTCAGCATATATAGATTTTTGTATATAATTCTTACTAGTACTAGTATTAGAGTAAGCAGCATTATATACATACATTGGAGTTTTCTAAGTATACAAAGTATTCATCTATCCTGGATCTGTTAGGAAGTAAACATTAGCTTCACCAGTTTGACCATCTCCAGATGATTCTACTATGTCTTGAGAATAATGTTCGTCATTTCTATAGTATAAGTTTATACTAGATTCCAGTGGAATATAAGCTCCAACATATCTCTTAAAACCATTTCTATCGTCAGGATCATTTCTAGTAAATAACATAGTATGAGTATAGTCTAATACTCCTAAATATGTATCACCACCAAAGCACATAGCTGCATCATATCCTTCCCAAGATGTTTTAACATAAGTATTAGTACTATTATACACAGAATAACTTCTACTCATAAAAGTATTACCACCATATTGAGTAGCGTTTTTCTTTATATTAACAAATAATACAGCATTGTATCTATACTTCCTTAATAAAGGTGTAGTTCTAATACCAGTGAAATTGCCAGAATATACATCTGGAGCACTAATAGCTAAACACACTCCATGTGGACCAAGTGCTTCATTAGAACCTATACTGTAATTTATAAATCCAAATCTATCAATATAGTCTACCATTTGTTTAGCATCAAATGCTTCTTGATACGGAGAGATATTAGTTGGTTTAGTAACATCTTTTATGGGGAAAGATTGTCGTAAATTAGAATTATCTTTATGGGCATAATTCTTACCAAAAAATTGATAATACTTACATATACCACCACTAAGTCTACCATCATTCTACTCAAATCCATCAAATACACCTCCTTCTAATTTAATAGCAGGTGTATCTCCATCATAATCTGATCCTTCTACAACACCACCAAATGGATTTTCAGTCTAGTTAGAATCATTACGCCCCATTACTTTAGTAAATGGAACCCCTAATCTATAATGTTTATAATTATCATCATTACAATATGTAGCAGAATTAGCACAGTATAACGGAACAATACTCATTCCACTATCAACAATAGAATCTGATTTTTCTTTATTAAAACATATATCTGCACTAACAAAATCAAATATACCATTAGTATCCAATGGATTTATAGCCTATTTTTCTTGCTATACCATTTTATTATCATATATATGATAATAACCTTGTGCAAATGGAGAAATAGAGCCATCTACAAAAGTAGGCATTATAGTAGGTCTTCTATCTATACTACCTAAAGAATATTCAGCTCTATAATCCTCAGTGTTGTTATACCAACCGTTAAATCTAATAGTCTTATTTAATAATCCTTGTGTAACTACAGTTCTATCTGCTAACGTTCTATCGCATCTTACTATTTCATAGGCTACTACATCAGTAGGAAGATTATTCACATAGAACATTATACCAAGTGGATGAGATACTAATTCGTAATTACCAGATCCGTCTACAGTTCCGCCAAAAGTAAAAGGTTCATAACCTTCAACATCAGCAGAAGGGAATCTAATATCTCCAATCCAATGTACAGGAGAAGGTATATTCTTATTGTTATATAATATTATACCATATCTATATACTTCATCTCTTTGATGACTTAAGAAATTAGATACATAGTAAGGATCACAATAATTTCTTATTCTAGATTTGCCATCACTATTAAATGTGTATACTAATTCTTTTGTTTCAGGACATACTAATCTAATAGTATTATAAGATTTCTTAGATGAAGATAAACTCATACTATAAGGTAAGAACTTATCACCTTCATCATCAACTACTGGAGTATTGTCAGACTCTATTAAATCTGTTATAATAAATCTATAACTTATATTTAAACCTCTACCTCCTCTAATGATACCATTATCATCATAACCAAATGCATATTCATCTACTGAATTATTAGGATATACCATTGAACTATTCATAGGATTAATACAATCGTGTTCTTCTGGTATAATTAAATCTGTTTCTGGACTAGTTAGTTCTTGAAAAGTAGTAGTAATATCTTGATTACTTATACTAGAGTTTAATTTAATGATACCATTACTATTACATCTATATGCTCTAGCATCATAATCTACATCCCAAGTTAATTCCTGCACATTAGAAGCAAACAACCTATTATCCATTTTTGCTATACTTTTAGCATTAAATTCAAATGGAACGAGATCGTTAAATTCTTCTATACTTAATTCGTTAACATAACTACTACCAACATCATTGTAATTAAATGTTATTACATTATCTTCAGACTTAGGTAAGTCTAATTCATTAATTACATATATCTTAGGAGTTTGAGTATTGCTAGTATACTGAATACTAATGATTCTTATTTTTTCAAATCTACCATCATTAAACAAAGTAGCTTGTAACATACAACCTTTATCTGTACTCTCACCTTGTCTATCACCTTTAAATGTTTTAGATGAATTTGAATTACTAGATGATATAGGTATCATAGGACTTAATGAAGAAGTAGATGTTTCTCCGCCATGTACACTGAATAACTGATAACAATATTGTATCATACCAGCTGGTAAATTACCAGATGTCAATTCAATAAACTTAAACGGTGCAATAGTAGAACTAGGTAATAGATCAAAGTAAGTATCATCTTCTATGTGATTAGTTTTATCTGTCTTATATTGAGCAGATATATTAATGCATTTAATAGAAGAAGTGCCATCAGATATATATATCTTGCTTACTTTATCTGACTCATAATTAGTAACGATAGCTACTTTATTAACTAGATTCATAACAGCAGATACTACTAAAGTCCAAGTAGGTTTAATACTGTTGAAATCAGTTATAGCCCATACATTATTAATATAAGTACCTTCATACAATTCCATAGTAACTACTATACCACATTCTTCTACTATCTTCTTAGTAGAATTGTACCATCTAGTTACTGCTGTACCAAGTATATTTTCAGATGCTTCAATACCACCTTCGTACTATCTTACATCTTCTATGTTCTATAGAATACCTGTAGTACCAGCATTATCTGTGAGTAATCGAATATTCTCAGCCCATCTATACTAGTTGTCAGCTAACATAGTAATATCACTGTCAATATTCATACCACCAATAAATGTATTTACTTGGCTATTTATCTCCATAATCTGTTATAATTCTAATTCTAATTATAAATTTCTTGTCTATCTCCAGTAGTACTAAAGAAAGTACGTTCTTCATCCATCTCTGGAACTAATGTATTCCACGTATACTTAATATTAGTCAATTCATCTTGATTAGGCATCAAAGATTCAGCATATGCTTGCTTTCTATAGAAGTTATAAGAGTTCTTAGCATCTATCCACAACTATCTGTGTACTTCTCCTTTTATATACTTAATATAAAGTATTTTCTATGCACAGTACCAGAAGCAAGCTTCAAAGTAAGACTATACATCTGGTATCATCGGCATACCATCTTCGTCAGTATAGATAGCGTGGTATGAGATTTTCGCATATCCTTCTGGAACGTTTGAGATGAGATATCCCGGTTTGACATCATATTGTGGCGTATAACTGAAATTAGTACCATTAAAATTAGTGTGCTACAATCTACCATTTTTACTACAAACTGTATAATTATTAATTAATGCACTAAGTGTCTATCTAGTATTAGTATCTTTATTAAGTATTTCTAATGCGTCTTTATCTTTAGTAATATTGTGAAGATTCTTTACCAATGGTATTAATACATCATCGTGTACAATCATATTACAACAATCACAATTATCTTTTCTGTCATAGACGCTGAATGTACCTGTACTCTTTTTCATAGGTATCCAACCACCACAATCACATGTAGAGTAAGCTACACTATTTAATCTTTCTAAGTCACACGGTAACTTAGCCTAATAACCATTGATAGGTATTACTTCTACTTTATGATCTAGTTGATTAACAGAACCTATATTCATCAAACTTTCGCCTATCCATTGTTTGATGTCTGTAATAGGTATTTCAGTTTCATTTAAACCTAAGTCCGCAATTACTTTAGCAATCACGGCTTTACTACTTGTCATTTTGTAAATCATATTTCTTCGTAATCGTGAACTTTATTTTTAATTATACTAGCCAAATTTCTCTTATTAGCTCTACTTAACTATATCTAGTATTTACTTTTGTTTTTAACTAGTAAATCCTATTTATCCCAATATAGCCTATACTTATATCCATTAGAATGTTCGTTTAGTAAGTAAATTAATTTACCATATTCTTTAGTAGCCTAATAATCAATTCTAAGACTTCTGCTATCTAAATGCTTTGGCTACTTTTTAATTATCTACAAGCTACCCATTCTATATGGCAGCTTTACCCTTTTACTTTCCTCTATTATCTAATCTCTTAGATATTGAAAGTATTCTGTTATAATCTTTCTATATGTAGTATAGTCAATATCATAAACAGTATCGGGTTCAATACTACTTAAATAAGAATTATAAAACGATGGAATAGTATAGGAAGCAGTTTTAAATGCAGATTTATTTAATTCATTCATCGTCTTATACTTCTGTTAACATTCTAATTCATTACATTCTAAGTATCATCCTTACTATCGTTAGTAGTATCAGATACTTGCTATCTCATAGTTAAGAAATCCTTAGTAAAGATTAACTACTTAACAGTTCCCCACATATAAGCTGGTAAAGGATATTCATCCTTATCTGGATTGTAACACAGTTTATCTTCAGTAGGATCTTCAGCAATTATTTCTACATCAATATATTCTAGTTGATTAGCATCACCTTCTACATATATCCTATTACCTTTAACATATGCAATATAATCTTTACAGGTATACTTTCTATATTTCTAGAATTTCATTTTAGTTTCAGAACCTAGTTGAATAATATTACCATAAGCATCTTTTACTGTTATTACCGAAGTAATAAGTTTAGTACCAAGTAAAGTCGGTAATTCTTTATCTCCTTGGTATTCTGTATGACCTGGATCTTTTTCTATTTTATCCAAATGCATACGTATAGTCTAATAGAAAATCTAGTCTAATTGTTCTCCCCTATCTAACTTCTGTTTTAATAAGTAAGCTCGATAAGTTTTAATCCACAGCATTATCTAGTATCTACTGAGTTTTTCACTCTCAGTAATCTAATTATTTCTAGCTTCTAATAGAACATCATCAATGAGCTCATTCAATGTCATATTATTTATATTTAAATTATAATTATAATAGTCTTAAAACGCATTTTAAGACCTACTGTAAATTTTTCTAGTATATTAGATACACTCCTTAATAGAAACTAATAGCCTTTCTTAAATAGCTTTATAATAATTTTCCGAGCGCAGCGAAGGAACTCTGAGCGAAGCGAGGAAATATTATTAACACATATAAACAACAAAAGCTCGTTCACTATACAGTGAGCGAGCCTCGTAGAGGTGAGCGAACGTTGTGAGCGTTGCCGAGTATTATTTCATTGGAACTGGTACATTAGGCATAGGTGGCATTGGTGGTTTAGGAAACCCTCCCATAAACATCTTCTTAGTATCTTCGATCATCTTCCTAATATCAGCAACATCGTTCTTTAAATCATTTATTTCTTTACTATTGTCAATAGTATTTGTTATTATAGGAGCTTCTACCTGTGCTTCTAGTTGATCTAAAATATCTTTACACTTCTCCATTTCTTCATCATACTTACTTGCAGCTTCTTTTTTAGCTTTGAACTCATTATAGTTCTATCTAACCATATTAGCTATTTCTTCTTTATTAGTAGCAACAGTAAGTCCTATAGAAGTATCATTAATAATCGAACGCTCAGCTGGCACTGATAGTTTCTTAGATTCTCCATTACAACTAATAAATACATCGACTAATTTACGTCTGCTCTATCCTGGTATTGGAAACTAACCTTGAGGTAAAGCTTCATCATAAGGATTTGAAACCTAAGTAATAGAACCAAGACTATAAACAGTAGTCTTTTTAAACGTTCCTAGAACTTCCAATACGTGCACGTGATCTCCTATTTTTAATTGACTAAATAACATAATTGAATTGGTTTTAGTAGGGCTACCTTTTACAGTAGCCCTAAGTTTTTTATTAAGCAGCTGGTGCTACAATATGATTTATAGTCTGAAATACTCCAGTACGTTTATCATAGTATATTAGATATTTATTACCAGTTGAAATTTCTTCTGTCGGCATCTAATCACCAGAACCATTTAGTAATGCTTTACCACTATTAGTATTTACACTAGTTGGATTAGATGATACCTAACTAGAACTAACAGAAGTAGCTACAGATACTAATGATCCTTCTGTTGCACCAGTAGCAGTATGATTAATATTTAATAATATTAAACCTCTGCATGGCAATTGTCTCCATTGAAATGGACATATTCCATAAGTAACAGTATTGTTAGTAGTATCTACATTAGAGAATATAGTATCTAATGTAGGTATACCACCTTGGTCAATACGTCTTACACGATAAGGATTAAAGAAAGGATTAAACATAATTACCTCCTTTCTTATTAGCAACCACAACCGCAACCGTCGTTATATCCGTATCCGTAACCAGTGAATCCACCGTTACATCCGAATGGGTTACAAGTTAAGTAAGCAGGTACTGGACAAGGACGCAACTGATTAACTAAGTTTTGAGTCTATTGCTGAGTAAGAGCAGATAATTGGTATCCTTGTTTTTCATCTCGCAATGTGTCAATCTTATTCTGCATTTCACGCATTTCCAGCTGACAGAATTTATCATTGATCATCTGAGTCTGCGCATCTATCTTAGCGCCAATTACATTAAATTTGTTAGCATTATCTGTTAGTAAGTTATTGAATCCACTAGTAATTGCATTCTACAAAGTATTAGTTTGCTGACAGATAGACAGTCTATTGTCTGCATTCATTTGAGTCAAGTTCAAATTAACAGAGTCAATTGAACGTTGAGTCTGGCAGCAGCAGTTAGCCAATTGAGAAGCTAAGTTAGCATTACCAGAAGTAATAGCATTAATTACTTCACAGCTAGCCAATTTAGTATCACAAGCAATCTTACTTACGCTAGTATTAATAGTATTTAAAGCTGTCTGTACAGCGTTAATATCACAACTCAAAGTATTAGACAAAGTGCTTATTGCATCTTTGTTACCTTGAATAGCCTGCATTAACAGACTTGTATTAGTATCAGTATTTAACTGAGAAGCAAGACGACTAGCATCATCACTACCTCTACCAAAACCGTTACCTCCAAAACCGCCCCAGCAGAAGAAGATTAGGATGATCCAAATCCACCACCAACCGCCGTTTCCACCGAAACCGCCGTTGTTCATCATAGCCATAAGAGCAGCAGGGTCCATATTACCTTTGTTTGCATTCTGCAAAAGTGCAGCTACACCTGGATCTATACCAGCGTTTTGTACTAAAATTTTTTCAGGTTCGTACATAGTTCTCATAAATTTTGATTAAATTAATATCTTGATATTCTTCTTTCATACATAGGTTCATATCTATGCATTCTTTCCTCTTCACGTTCACGATCTAAATATTCATCGTCTTCGTCATAGTCATAACCGTAGCGAGTCATTCTTCCTCCTCTACCTCTTCCACGTCCTCTACCACCGCGAGCGTAACGATACTCATGCTCTTCATCTTCATCGTCTTCAAGCATTAACATCGTCTTAGCTTCTTTGCGCAATTTATCACACATAATATAGCAATAGTAATACCACATCTTTCCTTCTTCTATGTCTTTATCATTCAACCAAGCTTTTGCTAGTTCTACAAAGTACTTAATGTGATCACTGCTTGTCATAGTAACAACTGCACGATAATAGTCTGAACGTATCATATTGAGAGCAACGTACCAATCATACTTGTTGTATTTCTCACCTTTCAGATTGATTCCGTACTGGTTAGCGATTGAAGTAGTTTCTTCTAAACTCCAATGTTCTCCACGAGAGCCATCTTCGTTTTCCATCTTTGAGACTGCTTTTAGTGCACATTCTTCATTAAAGTGTGGACCATACATAGCCTCATGACGCTCTATTTTCAGTCTTTCTCTCATTGCATTAATTGATTTAATTATTCGACTTATAAAGTTCATTTTGATAAATCTATTATTCTAGTATTTTCTACATTGATTAACTTGTTACTGTTATCAATTTGGTACTTATAAATAGTTCGTTTTTTAAAATCAAAGTGAAGGAGTCGCTAGAACCAATTCTTATAATTACGCTTATATTCTTTTTTAGTATGAATAAATAGTGATTGTGTATTGCGAATGTCGATACTATGTGTTAGGAGCGTATCTCTTTTATTTATTATGATTGATGTCAAATTGTTTGGTTTGATTTCCACTTTAAAGTCAGTTGATCTAACTACTACTGTAGTATCGTGTACTACTTTCTACTCCTATATCTGTACCTATTTCAACTCCTTCTCTTTGATCTTTAATTTCTTTACTGTAGCTCGTACTTCTTGTATCAAGCTATCTTTGGTTTCTTTAAATTCATCTAGAGTAAGCTATAGAACTCTATTATCATTCTTCTACTATGTTGCTAGCTATTCATAGTAAAGATAGTTATTAGTTACTCTATCTATTTCTCTATTCTTCTTATCTAGCTAGTTATTCTAATAAAAACAAATGGCAGCGAGAATCGTAATGATAATCACTGCCATTGCTTTGTAATTCCTTTTAAACCAACCGATAATGTTACTTATTAATCTTTTTGCTAGACTTATCAGTATTGGTATCATTTGTAATAGTATTTTGTTCTTCTAAGATGTCTGTTATATCTACATCTAAATATTTTTCTGCTTTCGACTTTATAATCTTTGTGAAGAGTTTTGTAACCAATGAATTAGGTTTTAATGCTTTCCTAGATTCTAATAATGATATTATTTCTGCAAAACATATTGCTCCTGCTGCAACTTTAGCTAACACCAGATCAGCATATGTCATAAATATAAACTTATCTAATAAAGTAAATCCCGCTATCATTATAGCTGCAAATCCTAGTTTCTCAATAGTAGACCAAAACTTGCCAGATTCAAAATAATTCTTGTGAGTTACTTGTCTACATACTTTATACCCATAGATTAAGTCTAATATTATGAATAGAAACGATACACCTATTAATGGCGCAGCTGGTGCTAGTATAGTTGCTATACCTGTTAACCAACCTACTATAGATTGATATCCATTAGCAAATATACGTCTTGCAAGATTCATTATATATAAACTTCTACTCAACACAACTTAAAATAATTTTATCTGAAATAAAAATGCTAGTCAATATTTATTACTGCTAGCACATGTTAAAGTCTCTGCGATTATATAACTATAACGTACTCATTATTCGTATGTTCTATTTCCTTTACGTATATCCAGGTAATCTAATAGCTCTTTATGTTTAATAGTTTTAGTAAGTAAAGAATAACAGTTAGCATGTTTAAACCATCCTATGTAACTAGCCATCTTTCTTCTATAATATTTATAGTTAGTACTTCTTTTATTCAGTTTGGCATTCTTCTTACAGTATTTTTTCTTTAATACTTTTCTAACTAAAGTAAAGTTGTGATATATTTTATATCCTACAAAATCTATACTTCTACTTTCTACTGGGAATACCTAATAGTTATTCTTTAACTACAGTTTTAAATTATCTTTTAGATACTACTTTACATCTCTAAGTAATGTCTGCAAAGACTCTTTATCTTTATAAAGTATTACTATATCATCCGCATATCTATAATAATACTTTATGTTTTTATCTTCTTTAACCCAGTGATCAAAGTAAGATAGATACAGATTAGCAAAGAACTAAGATAAGTAATTACCAATAGGTACTCCTTCTGAAGAATCTATTATTTCATCTAGTAACTATAACAGTTCTCTATCTGCAACTTTTATTCTAATTATTTGTTTTAATATATCATGATCTACTGAAGGATAAAACTTTCTAACATCTATTTTAAGACAGTATTTAGTATTCTCTCTATCTTTTAGATCATGCTATATCTACTTAAGAACTTTGTGAATTCCTCTTTTCTTGATACAACTATAAGTCTAAGGTATCATCTAATTAATCCACAAAGGTTCCATTATATTCATAATAGCGTGATGTACTATACGATCTGGAAAGTAAGGTAACTTAAATATTATTCTTTCTTTAGGTTCATATAACTTAAAAGTAAAATATTCAGAAGTTTTATAAGTATGATTAACCAACATATCCTGTATCTACTTACAAAATCCTTCTATGTCTGCATCTACTTTCTTTACATCGTCTCTATGAGTTTTATTCTTTCTAGCATTATGATGAGCTAGCTTTATATTATCTAAATCTGTTATCTTCTAATATAAATTCTTAAATTTCTTCATAGTCTGAAATTACAAAGAGCTTTCGATATTTCACTACTAACCCTTAATAAATTATTTATATTTTTTACCAAGTGGTAAGGTCCTTCTCAGTAGTTGGCTATTATATGATAGACTGAAAAATATTATGATACGCAATTTCATTGAACTGATATTAGCATTGGAATTACTAACCTCATTATTGGAATTAAGATTGAATAGACCTGCTTTGCTGCTATTGTCAGAGTTACTACTTTTTTACTTAAAACTAATAATGCATACTCGTTCTAATTCTAGAGAAGCAACCTGTGGGTATTACTTAACTATACCGTATTGCATAATTAAGTCATTACTCCGCCCACGGGAGATATGTTAATCGAGAACCGACAGTAGCATAGGAATTACCAACCCCATCATAGGAATAAAGAGAGAAGAGACCCGCCCAGCCGCCATTGTCAGAGCTACCACCGATTAACAAACAGTGTTCTGAAGTATCAGTATTATCCCAGTTATAATCACACCAGTATGTGTTCTCTGAACCACCTGAAATAGACATAGCAAAGAAATCACAAGTAGGTGTAGCCTTAATCTCAGTTTTATAACCACCGCTGACCATTGTACTACTACATAATGGCTTATAACTAGTATTCTTGTTAGTTGAGAATTGGTCAGGCTTCATAGATTTATACCAAGTACGGTAGTCTCCATTATATACACTAATTATATCATCCGTGTGTTTCCATATGTGACCAAATGGATTTTCAATTCCTCTATATCTATTACATTTACGTGTAATAGTAGAAGTATTAGAACCAGATGAATCAGTCTGTTGTATAGTTACTGTGACTTCACCAGAACCACTACCTAGACTATCAGAACTTCCAGTTGGAATAAACGACCAAGTTTGAGCTCCGTTGATAGTTGCTGTTCCTGTAGTACAACCAGAACCTAATCCACCTTGTCTAAATCCCTCAGGAGTTAGTGCAGTATTAACAGCCTTTTGTGAATTTCTAGTAGCATATTCTACTAAGAACAAATGACATATAGCTCTATGCTCTTCATATGTATAAAGATTCCATTTAGCTTCTCCGTCAAATCCATTAGCTCTAGCCCAAGTTCTACCATCAGTTCTATTGAAGTTAACAGTAGGTAGTTGACCTTTTACACTAATTAATCTATCGTCATTTTTATACACTTCATATGCGCTAACATATGCTTCTTTATGATGATACCATCCAGGTTTAGCGTGAGGACATAATTTCAAATTATGTGTTTTTGTACTTGGAACGTAATCATCAGTATACCAAAATTCTGGTATTTTAATCATTGTATTACTTGCATTAGAAACTTGCCCACTACTAATGTTAGTATTATGATTATAATAACTATTAACAAAGTCTTCCTGTAATGGAACATATTGCTCTTTATACCAAGATAGTGTCTAAAAAGCAAATGGTTTCATCATACTCTATATAGGCAATGATCTATGCATGTCCATATTACCAATACGAGTACAATCTGGGTTAGATGATGTTTCTGACCAAGATACACCATACCAATCTGGAGCATCTAGTGTTTTAATATTACCTAATATAAAATTACTTGGTTTCTATGTAGTGGCTGGACTACTTAATATGTTCTTAGTATGAGTAGAAGCCCATTTACATACTATATTAGTGTTTGTTCCCCACTATGCACTAGTTCTAATCCATATTTCTACTTCATTAGACGTAACAACGTATCCAGCTATAAATACAGCAACAGAAGGGATAGCCATACTACTTAAAATACGTAATTCTACATTTTCTACATATCTAGTAGAAGCAGTCAATATTCCATAATAAGTATATTTTTCACCAGAATCCGCTCCACCAACTATTTCAAATACTGCTTTTTTATCCTATGTTATTTCCTAATCAACTAACGGTAACGTGCAAACTTTAATCCAATTTTCAGCGTTAGCCTAATTTACACTATTTATAGAATACTTAACAGATATACTATTACTATTAAATTCTGAAACTCCATAACCATCTACCATATCTGCATTCAGATTGGTACATAGAGTATTAGAAGATACTTGTATAGGTGCTGTGCCGGTAGCTACAGTAGATATCAATTTACTACCACTAATAGTAGAACTGTTTGTTAAAGCTCCTGTCATAGTATCACCAGCTTTCTTTACATAAGTAGTAGTAGGATCTACACCTAATGCACTAGTTACATTAGCTTTAGTTAAACTAATAGTGCCATCAGTATTAGTAATATTACTACCAGTCTTAACTCCACCTAATACACTACTAGATGCTTTAGGTAAAGTATAAGTATAAGTAGCTACTAATTTACCAGTATCATCAATAGATAATCTATCTCCTACAATTATACCACCAAGCGTAGTAGTAGTAGCAGCAGGTAATACATACTTATTAGCTTCAGCTTCTATAGCAGCTAGTTTATTCTTTTCAGGAGTAGTATAATCATTAGTACTAAGACCTTTACCTTCAACTTTATTAACCTTAGTCTTTTCAAGAACTAATACCTAACCAGTTAAATCTTCTACATCTGTTCTTAAAGCTTCTTCTACACCAGTAGCTCTTTCTACTTCATTTGCTATAGCTGTAGCATTAGCTGATTCAGCGCCTTTAGCTCTAGTTACTTCACTAGCTAAATCACTAGTTAGTTTCTATTCTGCTGCTTCTGCTCTAGTCTATTCAGCTGTTACAGTAGTATCTGTATATGATTTAGCTTGTTTAATAGCATTAGCTATAGAACCAGTAGTAGATTCGGCACCATTAATAATAGTAAGTTTATCTTCATTTACTTTTACTCTATTAGTAAGTGAGGATACATTGTTATTAATAGTAGTATCAGCTTGAGTTCTATCAAGTATCTCTTGAGCTAAATCATCAGCTACTTCTTGAATACTACCTTCAATAGCAGTAGTATCAAATGAACCTGATAAAGCATCCCAACCATCTTCAGTCCATACTACATTAGTACCAGCATCATAATGTTTACCACCCAAGTTAAATGCATTAGTAATATTATATACATCACCGACTACATTGTTGTCTTTAGGTAGAGCTTCAAATGTACTAGATCCTTTTACTTTATAAGCACCAGATAATTTAGCATCTACTTGTGCCTTAGTATAAGTATCAGACTTATCTGCTTTTAATGCTAATGCAGCATTAGTTGCAGCAGTATGATCTGTAATCTTATTATCAAGTTCTTCTTCTTTAGCCTTAGCTCTATTAGTTTCTACTAAGATAGCTGCATTTCTATCACTAACTTCTGTAGCAATAGCTTCTTTTCTATCTTGTACTTCTTTGTTTATAGCATTAGTATGTTGAGTGTCTACTTGAGTAGATCTATCTATTTCATTCTGTAAATTAGTACCAATAGTCTATTCAGCAGATTGAGCTCTATTCTTCTCAGTAGCTATATCATTGCCTAATTTAGTTTCAGCAGCACGAGCAGTAGCAGCTTCTTTATCTATATTACTTTGTAAAGTAGCTAAAGACTGTTCCAATGAATCTGAATCAATAGCAATACTAATTACATTATCTTCACTAATACTAACATCTTTACCTGGTTTTAACTTATTAATTAAGTCATTATAATCACCAGATGTAGCTACTGGTTTAAAATCTGGTTTGTTAGTAATATTATCCCATTGTACAGCTAGATCACCAGATGCACTAATTACATTAGTTTCTTGATCAATTTCAATGTTTAAACCTGCAATGAGTTTCTTCTAATACTTTGCACGTATATCAGCAAAGGTATCAATCATCTCAGTATGAAGTTCCTATAACTGATGCTGCTTAACAAAGTCTAAGAAATCTTTAGATGTAATGATACCAGCAGAACTTGTAGAAGCTACTGGTATTGAAACAGTTTTATTACTTCCATCATACTTAAACATTACCATAGTAATGCCATTAGGGTTAGAAGTATTAAATTGTATATCCTTTATTACATCTTTTACTTCTTCATCATCTACTTTACTATCTACATCTCCAACATCTGCTTTATTATTAAGTAGATTATTTATCTATGTTTTAGTATAGTAGTTGCTAAGGTCAGGTGTACCACCAGAGGCAGCTAGCCTTACCCATTCGGTTCCATTGAAATATTTAATGCTACCACCGTAAGGATTATCAGATAAGTCAACCCAATAGTCTATTTCTTCTGGATTAGGCTGAACAGATGTTGCAAAAAATATTATCCTATTTGTTACCATATGTATTTATTTATTAAGCTGCCGGTGTTTCTAGTGCAGCAACTCTTGTAGTTAATGCGTCAATTAAATCTTTTAAAGCTTTGCCTTGAGCAGCAGCTAAAGCTTCTGTAGTACTAGTACTTGTTAAAGTATTATTTATAGTCACTTTAGTATCTGCTGTAGGAGGTGTATATCCTAATGCACTAGTCACATTAGCTTTACTAAGACTAATTGTACCATTACTATAAGAAATATTTGCTCCTACCTTTACTCCACCAATAGTTTCAGCTGTAGCTGTTGGTAAAACATATTTATTTGCTTGTGCAGCAATACCATCTAGTTTAGTTTTATATGCATCAGTAAAGTCATTACTGGATAGTTCTTTTCCTTCTACCTTATCTACTTTACCTGATTCAAGTGCAGTAATTCTAGCACTCTGATCATTATCTGTATCATCGTTTAAAGGTAACCATTTACTACCTCCGGCGTAATACTTAATCACATTACCTTTTGGATCTGCTGCTAAGTCAACCCAATACTCGAATTCTTTAGGATTGGGAGCTACATAGCTTCTTGTTATTCTTGTCATATACGTATATTTTAATTGTTAATTCTAATGTATTACAAATTGTAATAACTTATGAGTACCAGTAGAGTCACTTATATTAAGTGATATACGTGCCTATCTAGTAGCATCTGTGTCATTAGGATCTAGAGTAATGTCTATTCTATCCTATTTGACATTTATATGTACATATTGTGCAGAACTAAATCCTTGAATATTGTACATATTACTATGAACATCTAGTGAAACAGTTTCACCAGATTTAATAAATCTATGTGGGGTAAGATTCCAAGCATCAATTACTTCAGGAATAATGTTTCTAGCTCTATTATCCACATATAATATATTATATAATATTGTTTCTTTTTCCATAACGTATTTTAAAGCGTTTTAAGCCACTTTCTTTAATAAATGAACAACTTATCCATTAAACTCTACAAGCTTCTTAGAAGAGTCCTTAGGTACGTAACAATCAATGTGACTCCACCCGTCTGTATTAGCTTCTAATCTAATAGGATATTCAAATAATTCAGCATTCTATCTTACTATGTTATTCACTGCATTACTATCTAAATCCTTTACATTAAAGTCTATCGCTTTACCAAGTGCGTGAGCCGATAAGTAAACGTTATTTTTACTCTTTACTAACTAACACATATTACAACGTAATCCTCTCTATGAGAATTGTCCACCAGCTTTCCAAGTATTAATAGTAATAGGTTTATTGAATATCTTAGTACGTAGTATATACAAAGTACTAAGTAATTCAGTACTTATAAACTACCAAGAAGTTTCACCAAACTTGGAGTAGCAATGAGGGCATACTAATTCACTTACTTCAAAATAAGGTTTTAATTTATCTATTAATTCATTTCTGTCCATATTTCGCTATTTAATATTTCATTTAACTCATTGCTGTCGTAACGGTAGCTAAGTGATGGTGATATTACAAGGACCGACAATGTTTATACTTCTAAAACCTATATTTCCCGTTGTGCTATTAATAGGTTCTAGTGTATAAGTTCCATTTTTAGGCATTCTTACCAATGGGTTGTTATTATATCCCCATGCTATTTCTTGACCATCCAATAATCCATCTACCGTAATCGTTATGCCGTTAAACTTTTTAGATTTGGTGATATATATACACGCATTATTTACGGCATCAAAATTTGTTATATTGACACTCTTGTTTGTCACGGTATATTTTGCTCCTGTGAATTTCGTCCAGTCATTAAAGTTTTCCGCATAAACATCCACAGGCACAGTTCTATCATATTCTCTCTCATCTATGATGACTCCTCTGTCATCAACATCATATTCTAATACTTTATTGCCCAAGATATGGTGCATTGTTATTGTTTTCATTTCTCTATCTACTTCTATCCATACTATCTACTAGCAAATCAGCTATAACATTTATACCTAATTGCTTACTATCACTAACTAATTGCTCCTACATTACTACTAGGAGCATCTAATAGATGCCCTCTAGTAGTTCTCTATCACTCAGCTATTTGATCTGATTGTGTAATTGACTGTTCATTCTTAATACTGTTTAAAGCATCTATAAAGAAAGGAGTACCATATTGATTAGCGTAATTTTGTATAATAGAAAACTCTTCTTCTGTATACTCTTCTTCTCCTTTTAAATTATATATTTTAAGTGCTAAGGAATGTCCAGCAATACCTTGAGCTGTTTTATATATACCATCAGCTAATTCAGCAGCTATATCTATAAATTGACTATTACTTTTAGCTAGATTAGTATACACTTTGAATTCTTTAAAATTTATTTTCATACGTTTCTTTATTTAATTTTTATTATCCTGGAGAACAGTAGAATTCCCACCATTGACCACCTGTACCTTTTATAAAAATATAGGAGTGACCAGCTTTACACGTTAAATTACTAGAAGTACTACCATCTGAATGCCATAGTGTTCCAGAAGAAGGTCTTACGTTAAAACTAGCAGCTCCTTTCATAAATATCATAGTACCTTCACTAGCAGTATTTGATAAACTAATAGTAACTCCACTGTTCTAAATCCTTATAATATAAGATCCATAGGAGTCCATTGTTTCGTTACTACCTGAAACTGCAACAGTTTTTAATTTTAAGCCCTATACATAACCTCTATCTATATACATTGCTGGTTCCGAATAACTTGAGGCATCAATAGATAATGGAATATAAAACGACTGTAACGAATTTATCTAAACCCCACACATATAATTTTTATATAGAGTACCTGTGTATGGAATACTTTTAACATATCCACCAAAATTTGATATAATACCAGTTCCATTGTTTGTAGGTTTTTGTATTACTACTCTAAGTCCTTCTTTATTTAACATACTCTTTGTATCAAATGTTCTAGTGGTAGTATCATTACCTATAGCTTTATTCTCAAACTAACCTGTCATAGTAATGTCACCACCAGTAATAGTTAAACTATTAGTAGTACAGTTAACGAACGTACCACTAGTAAATGTACCAGATGTAGCAGTAACTGTACCTGTGATAGCTGCATTTGTACATGTAAGTTTACCAGTACTACTATTCATAGATAGTTTACCATTGCTAGAAGTAAATACATTATTACTGAAACTAAATTCACCAAGTTTAGCATTATTAGCTAATAGATTGTTTACAGTTAAGGTGTTATTTTTACTAGCCTGTTGCCAATATGAACTACTTGAGGATGGAGTCTAGTTAGTGTTATTCTGTTTAGCTAAATATGTATTACCATTATACTACACATAGTCAACTACTGTCATATTTTGGTAATTCTCATACTTAGTATATTCACTACTATTCATTGCTGTAGTTGCAGGAGCTTTATAATAAGTAACTCCAGTTTTCCAATAGCCACAATCACGCATAATAGTATAACTACTATCGGCATCAGATCCATTTGTACCATCATATACTACAGGTGCTTCATAACTGATTACAGTCCACTGACTATCAGGTGAAGGAGTAGTATCTGTACAGAAACCAAACCAGAATTTAGTAGCATACGTATCTGAAGCCCAGCTTGCAGTATAAGAGGATTGATTAGAACTAGAAGAAGATACTTTATTCCAGCTACTACCACTATAACGATATACAGCAAAATAACCATAAGCCTAAGATGTTACACCACTGCTATTAGTTTTAATAGCTCTAAGAGTACAACTAGTAGTCTATAAGTATCCTAAACTAGATCTAATAGATGCTGGAGCTCCGCTCATTGTAATACTGTAACCATCTGCTCCATCAGATCCATCTGATCCATCTTGTCCTGGATCTCCTTGATCACCTTTATCTCCCCATTTAGACCACAGAGCGCCAGTTTTCCAAGCCTACCATTTACTATTTTCTTTCTTTCTAATCCATACATATTCATATTTAATAGCATCTGTAGGACCAGTAGGATTATCTGTGTATCCGTCTGGTACATAATCATCAGCTTGATACTCACTACTATCTACATTTGCTGGTGGATAATACTAACCACCTGGAGCCAAACTACTACCACCAACATAGTTAGAAAATCTCCTATAGATGTACTCGTATCCATCACCATCTTTACCTCTTTCTGAGTATCTAGACCATATACCAGGAGTTGACCAATTGCCCCATTTCTAAGTAGACTTATCTAGGTATCTTTGAGATACCCATTCATACATTAATGATGCGGTAACACCAGAAGGATGATTTGTCCAACCAGAAGGTATATGACCAGCTTGATTTACACTAGCAGGAGTAGAAGGTTGAGATCCATCTGCATTCCTAGTATAAATAAATTCAATACTATTACCGTCTTTACCATCTTCACCATCAGCGCCAGTAAGACGTATAAGATTAGACCATGCCGTTAAAGTACCATCTGGATTAGCAAATCGTTGAATCTACCATACGTACTCACCATCTCCTGGTACTAACTCACTATTAGTAGACCAACCTGAAGCAGCTGCATCTGTAGGAATAGATGGTTTAGTAGCAGATATCTTCCATCTATATTGATAATGACCACCTGATAAACCTTGTTCACCCCAATTAGACCATAGTGCTGGTGTACTAAAGTTAGACCATACTCCATCAGTACGTACACGTTTACAAGTCCACTCTGCCTTATAGTCCTCATTTACTCCTTTTGGATCATCGGACCAATTATAGTCTTTAGAACCACCATTAGATATAGTGGGAATATAATCATTCTATTGAATAGACGAAGGAGTTTGAGGTACTCTATCAACATCAGCGGTACGAGTAAATATATATTCATATCCGTCACCATCCATACCTTTTTCACCCCACTTAGACCACAAAACTGGTTCTGAGAATTCTCCCCAAACACCTTCCCCAATTTTAGCAGCTTTCTTTTCTCGTTGTGATACCCATTCATACATCATATCTTTAGATACTCCTTGAGGACTATCTGACCAACCAAATGGTATATAATCATCTTGCTGAGATGTATCTGGTTTATCAGGAGCATCACTTGCACTGGTTACTTTGTAAATGAATTCTAACTTAGTTCCATCAGAACCATCTTCACCAGTTTCACCAGTAAGTCTAATAGGATCTGTCCAACCAGATAATGATTTATCTGCATATACAGTAGCTTGAATCATCCAAGTAAATACTTCCTTACTTTCTCTAGTAGGTGGATACATGTACCAAGTATAGTTATCATCAACAGGTGGTATCTAAGAACTAGTAGGTTTAGGTGGTTTTATACTAGAGTTAGTATAACAGAACACTGTATACTGACCATCTTTACCAGCTACAGAAGCACCTCTAAATCTATTAGGATCGCCCCATTGCACATCAGGATCATCTACTTTACGGGCACTTTTAGTAGACATCCAAATAGCAGATGCAGTATAATTTCTATGCCATCCATAGGAAGTACCATCACCAACAGGTCTATCAGGAGTAGCATCATTATCATTATATGTTACCCATAAACTATTACCTTCTAGCTAGTACGATAGATTGAACTCTCTATTGAATATAGCAGTACCTTCACAATGAATATAAATAAGTAACTTCATATCGTGAATATTGGTAATCTTAGTAATAGTAAACTTACCATTATCTACTCTACATTCAATACCATTAGATTCCCAAGTACAGAAGAAAGTATCTCTATCTACAGTAGTATTATATGTTAAAGGAGTTTTACCTCTCCACGCTTGTACTTCAAATGTAAACTGATCTCTTTGTTGATAATCTGTTATAATATTAAATTCATTATCAACAATTATACTACCTTCAGTTCTAGTAAGAGATACAGAATAAGCATCCTAACCATGCAAATCTTCTACCTATTCAGGAGTAAACTGTACATATGCGTCTGTAAGATAAATATTACTAATATAAGCACCATTACCAGTAAGATTACCGTCATTAGGAGCTCCAGGTATATTTAAACCATCTAATAAACCAAACTGTGATGCAATGTTTTTAGATGGATTAATATGCCAAGTATTTACTTTCTTTAAATATCTCTTATATTGTCTAGTAGAGTAAGCACTATCTTGTCTGGTTTCATCAGTAAAGTTACCATAAACAGCAAATTTCATTGACTTACAAGGATGTTGTGTAGTACCTTGTTTCAATGAATATCTAAACTACTTACCTCTAGCATCTAATACTTCGATAGGTGTAAAGTAAGATGTAGTAAAACCCTATACTTTATCAAAGCCACAATCATCAGTACCAGTTTCAGTATTATTAACTCCATCAAAATTATGGAATATACCTCTACATATATCATTTACATGTATACCACTATATTCACCTTCTTCTAATTTTAATGTAACAATTTGGTTAACTAGATCTACATCTTCAACTGTACCAAATGCAATTGAATTCCATAGCTCACCACTTACTACATCTATCTTATTAAATCTTAATTCTGGTACTTCTAAGAACTCTCTAAGAATAAGGCTGGTCATTTCTCCTCTACCATCTTTATCTATTTGAGCACCTGTACCACCAATCATACCAGTAACAAAAGTACCTATCTAAACTCCTTGATTTAAATAAGTCATTTTATTACTTCTTAAACCACCGTTGAAAGTAATTATACCAGCTGCTGTATCATCGTACAGTTTACTTAAGAATAGTTTACTACCTTCAGATTTAATCATAGCTTTTACTACAGCAGTATCTACTACACCACCGCCTTCACCACCACCAATACCTAATGCTGATGGTTGGATATTGTGCCATGTACCATCACTAGCATACTACAGTAAATCTCCTTCTGTAATATAAGTAATAGTAACATCTTTAAGAGTAGCTAAATGGTTAATTCTTTCAACTAAGGTATCAAGCTCACCAACACTAGTATCTAAGGTATTGATATTACCCTAAAGTGTCCTTACTAGTCCAGTGAGTTCATTTAATTCATCTTTAGTTGCATACTATGCCATTATTTCAATAGTTTATCTATTACTACTAATAATTTCATTCTCTGTTCCTCATCTATATTAAACGTATCTCCTTGAATTAGTATATCATATACGTAATTAACACACACATAGTTCAATATTTGAGTTCTATCATAAGCGATATTATATTTTACTTTATCACTTATCGTCTTACCTATTTTATAGTTATTCTCTATCATAGTACACAGCATCCATTAGTGCAACCCCTACAAACTCTACAATTTGTTACTCTACTGTATGTACAGCAAGTATGCTCTAATGGAATTTCTAAGAGTCTACATAAATCAATATAATAATCTATAGCATCTTCAGTTAACTGATTAGCTAGAGCATATTCAAGTAATTGTGATTTAAAATCACACATTAATATTTTTTCCTTTTGGTGCTTATCTAAACAAGTATTGCAAAAAGTTACTAACATGTTTACTTTCCTATAGTACAAATTCTTCTAGTCTATAGCTATGGCAACTGCATTATTACTGCCAATAACACTAACTATGAAAGATGTGGCATCGTATTCTTTAATGTTTATCGTAATGACATTATCAGAAATGCTAGGAGAATCAATGACATAGTTATGATCGTCATCATCACTACTGTACATATTCTTCTTATTGAGAACACTATCTAAATAAACTTTAGTTACTGAACTAGCGCTATCTAAAGTAATTGTAAGTGTGTTGTTCTCTATCTTTGTATTAATTATTTTCATATCTACAAAAAATTAAAAAGGCGAAGCCGAGGATAAACCTCAACCTCGCCTGGGTTTAAATAAAGAAACCGTGTATTATCCTGCGCTAGTATCAACGCCTGTAATAAATGCTTTAAGATTCTTAACAAACTGAGAAGCACTCAAGTTAGCAGATTCTTCAACATACAATTCAGTAGTCAACGGCGTAGTTTTAATGTATTGATTGTCAGGTGACAAGTACAAGTTGTCATTCTCAATAGTAATGTAATCGTAAGATGCACCTTCAGTAACATTACGTTTAGGTTCAATGATAGGATATGCATCTGTGAATACATGACCCTTATAACCCAACATACGTACTTCCATATCACGTACTTGTTTCCAGTAACCTTTACCAGGTTTACCAGCAGTCTTAGTAATAGTTGCACCAGGAACTGCTTCAGGAACATTAGACAACAATGCACCAGGAATAGTAACATACAGAGAAGCTTCCATAGAAACTACAGAATACTCATTCAAAGAGTAAACTCCTTCATTATCATCTTTAGGAAGAGCTGTAAGTGTCAATTTATGACTTGCAAATGTAGCATTTACTCTACGATTAGCATGTTTATTAATCTTCTTCAACAGTGCGTTACCCAAATCGTCAGCAGTTTCAGTTGTAGCAACCACTTCATAAGTATGAGTAAACTATCCCGGAGCTTCGTACATGTCTTTATAAACAATACGCAAAACATATCTGTGACCGATAACAACAGTAGCACTAGTTAAATCAATTTCGATTTTTTCTTCTACGGGTGCAACATAATCACCAATTACGTAAGAAGGTTTAGAAGCTTTCTGAATTGCATTAGAATACTCTACAGAACGTTTAGTAGCACTAGTACCATTAGGTAAAGCGATAGTCATATTATCGCCAGCTACACCAATATATACTGTAGATGCTTTTACTGCACTAGCTTCATCTTTAATCAAGCTCTTATTCTCATCGAACAGAGCTACAGCACCCTGAGCAAGACTATCTACTGTAGTATAAGATGCTGGACATGTTTTACCGATAAGTACGGTATCAACGTGTGTAATCATAGTTTATATAAAAATAATTAATTGTTAGACTTAGCGCTAGTCTAGTTTGTCCTTCTACTTTCCTTATTTCAGATTTCCAGGTCAGACAAACGCATTAATTTATTTGTTATTCCATTGAAGCTATTTCGTTGGAATAAGCATTATAATGCTACATTGGTTTAGTAGCAAGATAAATCTAGATTGCCATTTTCACAATTTCCATATGTGTATGTTCTGGCAAATCTGTATATTCGGTATTAGTAATATTACTTGAATTAATTTTAGATGGCTTAGCTAAGTACGTAATCTCATATTCACTTACTTTATATTTACCGTCTGTGTATAATATTACATTATTATCTTGAATTAACTTTAAAGGTCTAGCTTGACAATATTTTAATTTGTGTTCAGATAGTGAATTGCTTAATTGTCTATCTAATGTTTCAATTGTAGATTCTAACGTATCTGTATACTTAACTATATATGCACCTAAATCGTCTTTTTCCCAGCATTCATTAGGGTATTCATCACTTGGTTGTATACCAGCTGTATCACCAAGTAATAATACATAATCATCTGGTAATTCTACTGAGTATGAGTTTCTAACTCCTTTAATTATCTAAGTGTTAGAATAGTTCTTTTTACGAACTAAAGTACGTAAATCATCTATACGCTTTTCTGTCTACTCAAATCCTTGAGCTTTAAAGTTAATACCTGAGTATCTTGTTTTATAAAATTTATCAATCGCCTCATTAATGAATGATATAATAGTGTCTGAGGATAGCTTATCCTTAATAACTAAATTAGGATTCATTAACTATAGCCTACGTTCAAACTCGATTTGAAATCCACGGTCTGTCATAATCATTCATCTATTTGGTTCAACTGTGATTTAGTCTATATTCTCTTAGACTCAATATCTTCTAATGCTAGTTCTACAGCTCTATTAATTACTTCAAACTGCATATACTCTGGTATTTCACTCATACCATCTGCTGGTAAGTTCTCTATCTTAGTAGGGAACTTAATATAAGTAATATCTACAGAATAACTATTACTACTCATAGCTAAGTAATCATAATAGATATATAGAGTATTATCTTCTATTACAGCTACTGGATCTTCTATCCAAGGATTGTTATTGTAAGTCTTCTTGAATTTAGTAGCGTCTGCATGATCTATTAGCTTTATGGTAGCTTTTTTGTTATTGAAGTTTAATACAGCATCTACAAAGAACATTCTGTCACCATTAAATAGATTGGTAACATAACATCTATTTGAGTCTGTTTCAGTATTAGCAATAACATTTGTATCTGTATGTACTAACTTTTCTAAGTCGTGAATACGTTTTACAGATCCTTCAAAGCTAGTCTTTAAGTAGTTATTACCAGTAAACTTATTACTGATTTCTTGGTATAAACCTTGATCTAACCAGTAATCTATTTCTTCTGGTAAGAAAGCAGGACAACCCCCAAAGGCTGTACTTTGAGAGTTCTTATCCATTGCTACTTTAAAATATGAGTGAAATTGTTCTCTAGTCATTATTATTTAGATTTGATTTCGCTCAGAATAGACAGGTAAATGTCTTGATTTTTTTTGTCTTTTAAATAAGCAATTACATCTTCGAGACCATTACCAATAACGTCAGTACCAAAATAATATGTGGCACGGTTCTTGCGAATAATATTTTTACTTAAAGCTTCTTCAATTACAAAGTTAATTTCTTTATTAGGATTGTCTACCCATATTCTAATAAATCTTGCTGGATCAGCTTCTACATTTTCACCAAGTCTAGCTTCAACTAATTCGTTAGACATGGTATCAGCTTTAACTCCAAATAGTCTAAGACATTTGCGCATATCTTCAAGACTCATCTTATCCAGTGCTCTATAAGCATCACGTTTAACTTTGTTAGCTTTATTAATTTGTTCTGCTTCAGCTTCTTTATTTATAAGTACATAATCAGTAGATGGAGTTACTTTATCAATGCCATTTGCTACTCTCTTATGTCCTAATAGGAATAAATATTGCAATTCACCTTCGGGTCTATCAGTATTAATTACCAATTCCTTCTTACCAATCTTAATTGCAAACGTATCCCAAAATGTGCTATCTGGATCTAATTCTCCTTCAGCTTTACCCATTTTCTATTCTAGTTCTCTAGCTTTATCTGCTTTTAAACCAGTGTATCTACTACCAGATCTAGTCCAGTAAGAACTAATAAAATCAAAGCAGTTAGACCATTTAATCAATCCTGTCCAAGGATTTACTTTTGTCATTCTAACGATTACTTCCATAATTATAAAATTAGATTATCAAGTTAGACAGCAATAGCTGCAATTTCTTCTTTTTTCCATATAAATTTAACTCTCCAGTCATTTGGATTTTTTAAAGGCTTCTTCAATTGACGCTCTATTGTGTCGCCATTTATACCTGTTTGTCTTGCAGCTTCTGATACAGATTCATATTTAGCTATAAATTCTCCAGTTTTAGAAAACTGTAATACAGGAATTGCTTTTGCTTGAATTGATATTTTTTTCAAATGCTCTCTTTGTTTATCTGAACATTTGCCAATTCGTGCTTCAGACATTTTCTTTTTAGTTTCTTCTGAAATTTTTCGCCCAAGCGCTTTCTGACGAATTTTTTCTTTAGTTTCTTCAGAATGCGTTCTGCCAAATGTTCCATCTCCGCCTTCTGTAAGATTGTATCCAATATTTCGATCTGTTGAATTAAATTTTTTAATCCAGAATTTTTCTTTTTCTTTTAGTTCTTCATAAGTTTCAGCAAAGTCTATAATCTCTAAAGTGAAATTATCTTCGCCATACTTAGCCATAGAACGATGGATCGGAGAAGGTTCTCCGATGCGAGATTCATACCAATGATGTCTATATCTCGCACCAGAACCTTGATTTGTTATACCTATATATATTTTCCCAGTTATTTTATTTGTAATCTTATAAACCTCATTACTTTTCATAGTATAATTTTTTCAGTTATACTATTATAACGCAGGGAACATAATTAGGTTATAATTCTTTTAACTTATTATTTTAACTGATTATTGCTGTGCGTCCATGATCAATTCTCCACATGCACGAGGATCTCTCAACATAATACCTACTTCACCTAAGAAGTGTACTGAGTAACCATCCTTAGCATTAGAACGAACTTCTGTGTTAGAGTGAGCGTAACCAGCAGGAGTTACAGAACCAGCTGTACACCAGTTAACGAATTCACGATCTTTACGAACTACTTTAACAATGTTAGCTTCACCATCACGACGACCCAAATCCAAGAATGTCATACGGTAAGATTCCAACGGTTTCAAAGTAACAGGATGCAACTGACGATTGTAAGTAGTGTTGTCATACAACGGGAAATACTTCAAAGTCAATTCAATACCGTTAGACATTGCGTAAGTCTTAAACTGACCACCGAACTTCAAATTATCACCAGAACCGGTTACGAATACTGTGTCAATCAAGTTCATGTTAGCCATCTTTTCTTTAAGTACACGGTCAAATTCACGCATACCCATTTCACCAGTCAAGGCAACGAACTTACGTTCATTAGTACCCAATACATTGTAAGACAGGTCAAACAAGAAATCTTCCAACAGTTCTGCTGTTAAACGAGTATAATAACGTCTATTAGATGGAGCAATCTGTTCCAACAAACCAGCACCAATAAATGCAGGACGACCGTTCTTACCTTTCAGGTTACAAGAACCATCTTTATTTACATTATTCTGATTGTATACCAAAGCTCTTTCAAGACGTTTGTACCATTCGCGCATTGCAACCCATTCCTGGAATGTAGACCACAAATAAGAAGTTTTACCAGTCTTAGGATCTTTCAAAGCTACTGCCATAACTGTAGAGTAAGCAGAACCTGTGATATCATAAGACAGACGTACTGTAGTCAAATAGTTACGCATCTTGAAGTGAGTATTGTAGTTCAGGATATCAGCCTCTTCACTGTATTCTTCATAAGCAGAAGCCAAACGGTTTACTTGGCAACCAGAAGCTAAAACAGCAGGGTCAATATAAGAAGCGGGACTACCATTAGATACAAATACTGTATAAACATACAGGTTGCCATCTTGATACGGAGCATCCTGAATACGTGCTTGACTCTTATCATCAAATTCGATAGTAGCACCAGGACCGACATTTTATTCAATATTGAGCGTTAATCAATATCCGCTACTCTAGGTAGCTGCTTATACTTTCGTATAAGATTAGACTATATCTTCACCCTTTAATAGGGGTTCCGCACTTCGGCTCACTTGAGCCTACGAGATTGTTCTCTAGTCGTTGAACTTCCAAATATTCTGAATCAATTCTTAAGCCTTTAAATATACCTTGTTTCACATACATTCCTGTGTTGGCATACTTTTTGATAGCGGCTTTAAAATTCTTTTTTGAAGATGCAAATTTTTTAGCAACATTTGTTATACCTATAATGGAAAAGGCTTCACCGTTAAAAACATTAGTAAAAGTATAAACTTTATATTGCCGCTTTGTCATGAATCTACCTGCATCATAAGAGTAATGAGAGTTAGTATAATTATCACACCACTCTAGATTTTCATACCAATTATTTTTAGTATTATAATCTTTATGATTAACTTGAGGTAAATTATCTGGATTTTCTACGAAAGCTTCGGCTACTAACCTTGATACTCTGTATTCATATCTCTTACCATTACTACTTAAAGCAACTCTTTCGTACCCATCCATTGAAAGTCTAGGTTTTAAAAAATCTTTTTTATACTCTGACCAAACTTTTCCATCATTAGATATTTTGTATAACCCTTCAAAACCTTTAACATCTTTCAGAATTATTTGTTTAGCTGCTGATTGTCCATTTTCATTATTTTTCATAACTCTATATATTTAAATTTAACTCTACGGTTTATTTATCTTTAGGAGTTTCCAGCAATTCACGGAATTAATTTTTCATCGCATTACTGCGAGGCGTAGCTCAAATCAAGGTTAACCACGCATCTTCCAACCACAAAGTAATAGGAGTATTGCCCAAACCTGGAGTAGAATTTTCATTAATTGCAGCACCATTCCATTTAGCGTCACGAATTGTAACAGCTCTGTCTTGGTCAATCATAACACCCCATTCAAATGAAGGCTGATCAATAGTCATTACATTTCCAAGACCACCTGTCAACATATCAAGAGAAGTACTGTAACCATTATCTTTAGTACCAAATACGTATGACAGGATAGTAGATACCTCATAGGGTCTTTGCTGAGAAGCGAGACTAATCTTATTAGTGTCGATCAAATCAGAAAACCATTTCCCCTTATAGAGTTGGAGGTTATTAAGAATATTATTATCCATAAAATACTAGTAATTTAATTTTTTTATTTATATAATTAATTATTATGATATACGCAGTTGTCGTGCAGCTGAGAACCAAATTGGATCATCATCAGAACTCGTAGCTTGTTTTCTAGATTTAGTAGTAATACTACTAGATTTTAAACTTCGTCTAAACTTATCAATAGCTGAATTATTTCCTTCACGTTTAGCAGCCTCAATAAGCTTATCAGCATTCATTGTAAAGTATGCTGATTCTATGAGATTCTTAACACCACCCTTAGCATAGTCCTTTTGGTACTTTGTTTTACCGTCTGTGTCTGGCTTAAGTATATAATCCATTAAAACCTTTTTATCTTTTTCAGGGACTGTAATACCACGTATATTCTTTAAGCCTTTTATTTCGCTAACAACGTTATCATAGAATTGCTGTTGTCTCTGTAACTATTCACGATAAGCCTTTTTCTAATCCTCTAATAGCTGTTTCTTCCTTTCCTCTTTAATCTCTTTCAGATCTTCTAAAGCGTCTTGTGCTTCATCTTCAAGTAATCCAGCTTCTTCGTATCTACTTACTAACTTATCAATTTTCTTAGTAGAGAACCCTTTTTCTTTAAGTAATTGTTTTACTACTAATTTCTGATTAGCTTCATCTTCAATGTCAATATCATCTAAATCTAATTCAGCATCAATAGTTAAATACTTCTTTAAATCTCCACCTTGTTTTACGAAATTATCTAGTGCTTCAACTTCTTCACTAGAGTATTCAGGCTTACTATTTTCTTCAATGACATTTTGGAAGTAATTAATTAACTCATCTACACTCTTGGGTTTTTCCTCTCCTTCTTCAAATTCCCAATTGAGTTTTTCAGCCATAGCGTCAAAGAAGTTAGTAACAACATTTTCTTCATTATTATCTTCAACCTCTTCTTCCTCTTCTGTTTCTTCCTCAATAGTTTCTTCTTTACGAGGTCTACCAGGCTTACGTTTTGGTTTATCTTCAATATCTTCTTCTTCAATTTCTTCTTCCTCAGTATCTTGTTCTTCTACTGGTTTTTCTTTCTTATTCTTTACTTCGATATTGTTATTTTTAATATCTTCCAATTCTTCATCGTCTAGTGATTCAAATTCATCAGCGTTAACATTAACGTTTTCATCAACATTTGAATTTCTAAAACCACCGTCTGGATTAGGGATAAAGCTATCTAGTACAGCTTCAAATCCACCTAATGTCATTTTTTTATCCATAATTAAAATATTTAATTAGATTTATTTTTTCTTCTTTTTACCTTTATTCCATTTAGCAGCATTCTAAGCGAATATTGCTCTTTTTCTTGTTACAGGATTCTTACTGTGAGTTAGCTCTTCAGTTGTCTTTCCTGTTTTCTTTTTAGTTGCGTTGAACTTACCTCTATTCTCTGGCTTTATCTTTATCTTCTTCATAATTCTAAAATTGTTTATTTACTATTGGATAAGTACCAAGTAAAGGTATCTTGTTAAACCACTTTGTATACTATCCAGGTGTAGCAAATTGAAGATAAGCAGCTTCAATAGATCTCATATCTTTAGGCAAGGATCTTATAGCTTTCTTAATCTATCTAGAAGTTACCTTATCTCCTATATTATTAATCATACCGTTCTTAAACATATACTCTCTAAGAGTATTCATATAAGACTTCTATTCTGTACCTTTGCTATAATAATCAGTTTTATCTGGAAATAATGGATTCTTCTATTTTGATAAATCTCTTTTTAACTCTGCAAACATAGAGTTGCTATAATCGGGGTTTGAACTTTTAGCTAAATTGAAATCTACATAGTGTCCTAATTCATGTCTAGTAGTAGGATAATCTATCTCTGTAAGATTTCTATTTATCTAATATTCAAAATCATCATATCCTGCTGGTTGTCTTCTAGTAATATACCTATTTACAGCTGCATCCTTAGCCTGCATTTTAGCCTTAGCATCTAATTGTTTTATAACAGGATTAGGCAAATTCCAATAATTAGTGTTATACTAATTAATTATATCTTCGTATACTTGAGCATAATTATCACCGTAAGTATTCTAAATCTGTCTAGCTCTTTCCATATAAGCTGGATTAGAATATAGATCTTCAATTATTCTATTTCTAGATTCTATAGCATCGTCATATAATTTAAATGTACGAGCTTTATCTTCGGCTTCTCTACGGAATAAACTATTTATCTTATCCTATACAGTTCTTTTTACTTCTGGTACATATTTAGAAGAGTATTTAGTTAATCCTCTAGCTACATTAGATACTGCATTACCTGCTAATTTAAATACTGGATTAAGTAAAGCTCCTTCTACATATAGACTGCCTAATGGGTCTGAATTTGAAACATAGCCTGCACCTGGGTTATATCCATATGTAGGATTATATGGATCTCCTTTAGGGTCAAAGTTAGTAATAGGTCTTTCACTAGTATTCTGTGGTGGATCTTCATCTATAATACCACCATCTGCATACTTCTTCCAATCCCAGTATTTAAGCTAGGGATTATTCTCCCTAGCCTACTTATACTGTTGCATTCTCTATCTAAATGCTTCACGTTCCATAATTATTTACTTTTCTTAGAACCCTTTTTAGAGCTCTTCTTTCCACCTTTACAAGCCATAATTAATTCTCCTTATTACTTTTAATTTTAATGTATTTCAACCAAGCAAAATGTTTTCTTTGTTTACAATAGTCAAGATTAGTATCGTTGTTATAAGCTTCTTCTTCAAAAGATACATCATGATATCTATCTCCTTGTTTATCTGACAATCTAGCTAGAGATACTATTAAATATTCAATGCCATACCAAATATAGAAAGGTAACCACAGCATTTCTTGCATCTATTTGAGATGAATCTTTTCGTGATTATATTCAATATCTGTTATTTTAGATTTATCTCTAGTAAATATCAAACCAAATATATTGATGTATTTATAACCCTTAAATGGTATAAATTTATTCTGTATTACTTTCATATTACTTCTCTCCTGTTACTTTATTGCGAATAGCAGTTTTTGCTTTTAATTTCTCTCTATCCATAGCAGCTTTATCAGACATACGTTGCAACTCAGTTTCATGCTTCATTCTATCTTTTTCAAGCTGTATCTTCTTATTTTCAGCTTCTCTCTTCTGCTCTATTTCTCTACGCTTATTGTTGAGTTCTAATTGTTTAGTAGCAATATCAGAATTTATCTTCTACTATTCTAGAGCTTGTTTTCCTATTTCAATTGGATCAGGAATTCCATTCATATCTTGATCCATATTCTCAGCACCACGATAAGCATTAAGTTGTGCTACAGTAATTTTAGTAGCATTGTCTTGATCTACTTTATATTTTTCAAGATCCATTTCAGCTTCTTTAAGCATAAGCTCTTCTTCTTTAAGCTGATTCTGTTGTTCTGCCATTTGCTGTTGTGCTTGTTGTTCAGCTTGCTGCTGTTGCTGCATTTGTTCCATTCTTTTCTGTTCAATTTCCTCAAGTCTATTCTTAATCATACTCATGTTATCTAAAGTAATGATTTCAGCAATATCTAATAGACTAGCACCATTCTACATAGCAGGTTGTAACAGTTGCTTTAATTGATCTATATATTGTTGATTCTTAGTACTATCATCTACAAATATATCCATATCTTCATAGAAGAAATTATCAGATAATTGTACAAATGCTCTAGTGGCATCATCCAATATATAATTCAAGTATCTCTTACTATCTTTCCAAGCAGCTTTAGAAGTATTCAACAGCATAGTTAACACTCTTCTTTTTACCTAATTGTGATTCCAGAACCAAGGTTCGGTAATATGGTAAGACATATTAACAGCAGTATTAGCATTACTTACTAATTCACTAGCAGCAATCTGTCCTTGTCTTTGTGGAGTAATACCAGTAAGCTTAGCTACCATGTCTTCAATCTTTTGCATCAATTGAATATACTCAGCTATTACATTACTCATAGTTAAGTCCCAAGAAGATAACTAGTTGAATTGAGATGGCTTACCTCCTTCACGTCCTGGTATATCCCATCCTTCATCATAAGGATTGATGAAAGCTACACCTAGTGCACTTAAGTAATGCATCCACTTATTAACATCAATATTCATAGATTTAGGTATCTAAGTAATATCCATTACTGCTACTTTACCTTTATCTCTAGATAATGCTAATTCAAGTCTATACCATACTACAATATACATATACTGTAATGGTTTCATCATACTTACTAATGATCTAGGCTTACTATTAGTATTGTTATACACTACACCAGTGTAAGGCAATTTCTGTGAATTAGGATTATCAGCAGATATATGTTGATATTCAATAGGCTGAATTCCTATATACATATCATCACCGATTCTATATCCTTCCCATACTTCAATAATCCAATCCCATTCTACAGATTGTTCTGTACCTGTTACTTTGTAATCTTCATCTACTTGAAATTCTTCAACTTCTCCAGTTTCTGGATTTAGTAAAGTAACAAATCCTATCTTTTTGAAAGACTTCCAACAGCAATGATATACTGTTATATGATCTATATCAAATGGATTATCTGTGAAACTGTTAATCTTATGTAACTTAATAGATTCATAATCCATACTTGTCTTCCTTATTTCTGGATTATTGCCTGCTCCTGGTTTTTGATCAATAAGTTCTAATAACTCATTTAACTATCTTTCAGACATTTTATCATAGAATCTATCATATATTTCAGTAGCAGACATAATCATCTTTCTACGACACCAAGCCGCATCATCTATGAATTCTAAGTCTAAAGAATGCTCATAATCAAAGTACATAGGGTTTACTCTTTCTACGTAAGGATCGCCATTAATTACACCTATATAGTATATTTCTTCCCCACCTATTAAAGCGTCTTTCCAACCTTTATAGAATTCGTGGGTAAGATTCAACTTCCTCTTTAGGAATTGTAATGCGTGATAAGCTTCAGTTTCTGCTATATCTTTATAATCTTTCTATAGATACTTAGCTATAGCTTCTGGAGTCTAGATTTCTCCTGTAGCTAATGCTTGTTCATATCTAGCTGCTTGTTCTGGACTTAACTTACTTGCTATAGTAGCTTGAATATAATCCATTAGCATTTCTTTGGCTTTTTCCTATAGTTCACTAGCAGCTATATCACTTGTACGTTGTGGATAAAAATTAAAAGGTCTTTTGGTTTCTTCACCAAGTAACTAATCTACATATGGCTTAATGATATTATAATCCTATGCCATAGCAGGAAATCCATCATCTTGTTTAAATGGATTAGTTACATATTTAAGATCCTTTTCATTATATATACTATTGTATAAATCATAGTAAGTCTACATCTCGTCAGATCTAGATCTACCATTACCACCAAATCCTGAATCTCCAGCGCCTACTACATAATCTACGCAGGCTTCTTTCCAGGCTTGTGTCTTTTTTGACATTGGTAGTTTCTGTGCAGGGAAACTTTTAGTATTCTTCATAGTTAAAATGTATATACATTATCGTCATTAGAAAATACTCTAGGAGTATCATCGTTAAACCAACTCTGCGCAAAAATTGGTCCATCAAAGAGCATCTTCTATTTGTTTTCTTTTTCTTTCTTTTTAACAACTACATTATATAGTTGTTCTCTATATATCATAACCTACATCAACGCCATCACTCGGTCAAAGTTACCTGTATCATTATAGCTTATTAGCTCTTCTAATAGCGGCTCTGATAGTATCCTAGTTAGGTTTTTCTTACCTGGTGCATACTCTTCATTTAACCATTCTTTGATCATGCCTTCTCCCCATTGCTTTATCTACTTATTCATGTGACAACCTTTTCTTCTTTGTACTTTAGAATTACTAACTATGTCATTAATAATATCAGGTTGATCAGCTAATAAGTAATCACAATGTTTAGCAGTAAAGTAAGGGAATAAACCTTTGCGTTCATTTTCATACATTATACGTGCATTATAGTATAATGCTAACTTACGTAAGTTTTCATAGTATTCCTCAGCTGTTGCAGGTCTACCAGTATATTCAGCTACTATAATATCATAGTACTCTTCAAAGTTCTAAAACCTCTTATATACTATAGATGATCCTAATGAATTAGTACCAGACTAGTCATGATCATAAGGGTCTACACCTATTATATATAATCCAGCTGTTGCATCTTTAGCTGGATGTTCCCATATAACTATTGAACCAGTAGGATCATCATCTTTACCAAGTGGGTACTTAGTAACATCGCCATGTTTCTTAGGTATCCATTTAATATTACCAGCTTCATCAAATATTAAATCACCTACTTGTTTATGATTCTATAACTAAGTATTAGTACGAATAAGTCCTAATTGTTCTTGTAATTCTTTTTTAGGAAATATATTACCATTAAATTCTAACATTGCTTCCTATGGAGTAATAGGACGCTCTGCAACATAACGGTCTATAACAGTAGTATTAGTAGCTGTGCTTATTACTTTTCTGCGTTCATCTAGTATGAATTCTAGAGAAGGTTTAGTAATAGTATTACCATCATTATCCATATACATTCTATTACCTTCATCATCTCTAGTATCTAAATTAGTATATTGTGGAACAAAAAATCCACACAGTTTATCTGTAGGTGTACTATCCCATATATTTTCAAAACCCAAACAGTTATACCCACCTGGATTATAAAACATATCTTTCATAGTTTCAAATGCCGATCCTTTGTCTCCACCAGTACCCCATACGATCATAGTACCAAATGCTACTCCATCTTGTTCTACAGATGGTCTAGCAATCTGCCAAGCTGCGCCTAGCTCTGAAAATGAACCACCTTCTTCAAATAGAATTAATTTAGCACGTTTACCACGTACTACATCAGGGTTGTCCTTCAAAGTAACACCAATAATCTCTGACTTGTAACCCATTTCTACTTCGTTACCAAATTCATCTTTAGTCCAGAATCCAGCTCGTTTACGCATAGTACTGTTAACAGATCGTTTCTTACCCCAAGCTGTATTTTTATCTATAAAGTCCATATAGTCCCAAGCTTTAGTAAGAATACCATCTTCTGTAAGATATTGTTTATTAGATGCATATATGTATGTTTTACTATTAGGTATCAAATAGTAATTGCGACACGCCATTGCACCGCCTTTATAGCTATTGTGTGTTACTACGAAATCTCTAGTTATATATAATTGATTATCATGATCTACTCTAATACATCTTTGCTTTTCTTTATACCCAAGATTTCTAACTGCTTTTATACCTATAGAATTATATTTATATTCTCGGTGTCGTAAATTCTATAATTTTCTTTCTAATTTAAATATAGGTTCTTCTGTAGTAATACACACTTCCCAATGAGGTAAAGTATCTGACTTATAACCATTTCCGAAATCTACATCAGTACGACCAGGAATCATTTTAGATTTTCTGCATCTTATACCTAAACTTCTACATATAAAAATTAAATCATCTATTAATCTTTCGGATGTACTTACGAAATTACAGCTACCTGTAGAACTAGATGAACCGTCGGTATCCATAAGCCCTTGTAATAATTCTAATCTGGTGTTTACATCTGCATATTTATAATCGTCTGGTATAAACTTATTTTCTGCTTTTACTCTTACACCATACTGTTTTAGATATCTTCCTAATTGGTGTTTTGTTTTATCATGTGATAGTATCACATATGCAAATCTATCGTCTACTTTTTTAATACTATAATTTGGTAGTTTCTCAGTTAAAATATCTACAATCTACTAATCGTCTGTAGAAAATCTTATCTGCGTTCCGCATATGTATCCATCTCCTAACAATACGCCCATTACGTATGGATCTACTAACGGGGCAGTTTGATTAAAATGCAAAGGATTAATTGATGGTAATTTGTATGGATAACAATATTTTCCAGGACTACCTTGCTACAACTTTAGTTTACTGTATTCTTCTGTAGTTTTAATATGTAATTTTCCTCTTGTAGAATTTAATGTAGACCATAAATGATTTTTGCCACATCTTACTTTTCTACCATCCTACAATTCTATTTCCCATACCTCTTGTTCACCTTGTTCTATTATTTCAATAACTTTACAAGGATCACCGCAAGGATTCATTACTAAATCTCCTACTTTTAAAGATCCCATTTCTACAAAACCAGTAGGTGTAAGAACTGGTTCACTATATGGCTATTCATATCCTTTACGACGAGATTTAAGTAAACATATGTGTTTACCTTTATCTTCTGCTTCCTATACTGCCTAGAAGTAAAAATAGTCATAATCGTAGAAGTCTGGAAATGTTACTACACTGTCTCTTTTTACTTTAGTTTCTCCGTTAGGTAGTTTAGTAACAGTGTTAACTATACGTTGCATTGGACAAAAGTTAATATAAAAATAGTTATACCCAGTGATGTAATCTCCATCATCTGCGGTATAACCATTAATACAACGATCTTTCTATTCATCCCAATATGTATAATACTCAGTAGTACCAATAGGATACTAACAATAAGCTCCGGTCTTTAAGAACGTTAAAGCCGGAGTTCTGAATTTATCACTATTTAGTATTTTCTTCTAGAAGTCAATCATAATTTTGTTTATAGTGTAATTTTCTATGACAATTAGAACACAATACTATACATTTTTCTATTTCTAATTTTACTTTATTTAGATTCTCATTTTTTATTAAGCTGGATACATCTCTTACTTTATTATTTATGTGATGAAAATCTAAACATGCTATATCTTTTTCACCACACATAGAACAGCCTTTTTGTTTAATATTATTGATATACTGTTTTATTAAATGTCTTTTCCTTTTAGAACTATCACGATATTTTGTTTTATTATTGTAATAATATTTTAAACATCTTTTTCTATGACATTCTTTACAATAAGAAGTGTATCCATCTTTCTTAGTATTGTTTCTAACAAATTCACATATAGGTTTTTCTAATCCGCATTCTGTACATATTTTTTCCATATTCAAAAAATTTATGCGCATCTCTAACCTACGCTATTAGTCCCCCTGCTCAGATCCGACTGAGTACTCCAGTTTTAGAGACTAGTGTATTAACCACATATACTACAGGGGAGTATGTCAGGGAATATTTAATGTCTGTCCCTGTCAGACCTCTCTATCAGTTCAACGAGATTATTTCTTAAACAAACTCTTTAGCCAATGAATAGTACGCTTAATAATACCTTTCTTCTTAGGTTCAGCTACTGCTTCTTTATTATATTCTTCAATCAAAGATTCACTAGTTTCTTTAACTGCTTTATCGGCTTTTTGTTTGTTATCAATTTCTTTTTCAAGCACATCACAAATTTCTTCAGTGCTATTGCATTTTGTTAAATCAAGTACTTTCTTCATAGTTTCTTTATTTATATTCATATAACGTACTCATTAATTTATTGTTATAAATTTGTGTATAATTTGCACAAATTAAGCTAATTCATAAGGATTAATCTGAGCATCTCCACGTACTTTAGTAGTACTAACTTCTTCAGCTTTAACTGCTTTTTCGAGGAAATCTAATGTCTGAAAAGTAGCTTTTACCTTTTCCATACCAGCCAATAGATCTTTAATTTTCTTTTCATCTAACTGTTCTTCTAGAGAATCTTCGTAGTATTTACTAATAGTATCTACTTTATTTCTCATACTATCTAACATTCTAAGATTCCTAGTATATATCAGCTTTTTGTAATCATCTTCACAAGCTTTTTCCTCTACAGTAAGCTTATAATTTTCATCGTTAAAGTATAACTATTTGAGCTTTTTCTCCCTAATATCTGGTTCTAATTGAAGTACATATGGAGATTTAAAGTACCACATTAATACTATGTAGCTTATTACATTTGTAGCTTGTTGTTTATCAGGCTTATCAGCCTCCCATAGTTTTTTAAAGAATGGGAGACCTAAAGCATCTGGATGTATTACTACTTTACCTGCAATTAAATCAAACAATTTCATTTTCGTATCTCCAAATATAATTTTTATATTTACATAATTTCTAATTGCAACAATCAATAATGTATCGTTTGCAACTATTTGTAGCTATTGCAGCAGTAGTAACTGATTCAAATCTATTTATAATATTTCCATCAAGTCTACACTGCAATACTGGCTTTTTACGTTTTGAACCTATTTTTATTTGTCTACTATTATAATTATTATTATATTTTATAGTACACCATTCTAAATTAGAAACGTCATTGTTAGATTTATTTTCATCTTTGTGGTTTACACAAGGTAGATTGTTAGGATTAGGTAAGAATGTTATAGCAATTAATCTATGTACAAAATACCATTTTTGTATTCCATTGTTACACAATGATACTTTATGATATCCATATTTATCAATCTGTTGTTTTAATTCTTTTTCCTTGTAAAATCTACCAGCTCTACCAGATTCTGCGACAAATCTTGCAACAGAAAATATTTTTCCCGAATCGGTTATTTTATACTTTCCCTAATAACCTGGAATATCAAATAGCTTCATCAGTTACTTCTTCAACACTAGGTTCAAAATTCTCTGGCATAAACTCCTCAGGATGCTGAGCTCTATACTCTTCTTCAGCTTTAGTATTTGCAATAGCATCTAATAGCTGATAAAATTTTAATTCTACAGGTTCCTGTTGTTCAGTAGGAATAGTAGGCATTAGTTTCTCCATAGATTGTTTCATTACATCTTCTGTAAATTCACCTTGCACAATCTCTGTTCTATATAACATACCATTAATACGAACTTCAATAAAATTTCCAACACCTGATGCACTTACAGGAATAATTGTAATATCTAGATTTTCCATAATTATTCTTTTACTTCTTTAATTTCATTATTTTGTTCTGCTGTAGCTTCTCCGAATCCTTTTTCTCCTCTTTCTGTTTCACTCAGTTCTTCTACCAAAGTAGGTTCTAATATAGAACAAGGAATTATAACTAATTGAGCAAATGGTTCATCTGTAGTATATACTGTAGGAATAGCATCTGTAGTTACTTTAAATTTAGCCATCAACTCTCCACGATAATCAGAATCAATCACTCCAATACCATTACACATAATAATAGATCTTTTAGAGATAGATGATTTCATACAGATAAATCCAACATATCCTTCAGGAATTTCTACAGCAATATCAGTGTGATATACTAGTACTAACTTACCACTATTATCTACTTCTTGAGTAATACGAGTAGTATATAGATCTAATCCTGCACTGCTACTAGTAGCTCTAATAGGCAACTTACCTTCAGATTTTTTAATCTCTTCTGTGCCGTCTTCTTTCTTTACTGAGTAATCTAACTTTTTAAATTTCAATTGTTCCATAATTATTTATCTTGTTCAATATCTTTTGTGTTAATACTAATCGCTTTACCATGATGAAATCCCCAATCTAAGAATACCGTATTACAAAGTACATGATCTATATGAGGTAGTCCACTTTCAGGATCTATTAATTCTCCTTTGTCTATAGCAGTAAGATGTCTTAGTAATGCTGCTTTATATCTTTTCCAAAAATCTGGAAGGTTTTGCCAACTGTTATCTGAGTATTTCTGAGCTCCGTAAGTAAGTACCTTACCAATATTCTCAACTACATCTAATGGAATCAGATCCATTCTTACTTTACCACAATCATATTTCTTACCATCATTCTCCATCTTCAATATACTTATTAGTTAAACAGTTGTACAATCCTTTTATCTGTAGCTGTCTAGTTTCAATACTATCTGTATCTTTCAACTTAGCTAAACCTTCTAGAATATCATCCATGAATTCATTGTATGTTAAGGAATAGTTGTTGATCTTCTTATCTGCAACTTCCATTAACTTCTTTAACTCTTCACTAATATTAGAACCTAACTGTTTAGTATTGTTCTTCTCAAACTCCCATAGAGCTAATGAATCTTCTTTACTTTGTCTTTCCATATTCTTCCATTACTTTAATAAAACATCCAGCTACCCAACCTACTAAATATGCATATCCTTCATTGCTACTTGAAAAATCTTCACTGTTCATACCTGTAACTTCAAAGTAATAGTCAGTAATATGCACAGATTCATGTGCTATATTAGATCCATCTACTAATTCTGGTTTGTATATTATACATAATATTCCAGTAAAAGAATTAGAGTTTTGAACTACAGGTCTGCATTCTGCTATTACATCATCGTGATACGCATCAATCATTTCTTCTTGAGCCTTTTCTCTTATTTTATTAAACTCAGGAGTAATGTCTAATATGGTAAATTTCTTGCATAGAAACTGTATATCTTCCTCACTCTCTACTATAGCTATCCAAAGTGTTCTAGGATATATATTATCAAACTTTCTTAGTATCATATTCTTAATAGTCTACTGTCACTAATTGCTACATACATCTGTATATTGTTAAGTAATACAGGATCAAAGTAAATAGAATCTAACCAGTGAATCTTATAATTAGGTGTCAAGCATTCTTCAATAAACTGTCTCATTTTGTTTCTTTATATCTCTTTTTTAATTTAAGTTTAAATAAGTAAGCAAACATAATATCTTTAGTATCCTCATCATTTGACATTACTTCTTTAGCAAACTTAAATGGACTATTGCATATTACTTCTATAACAGGATAAGGTAAATTATATTTATTTGCCAGACTTGAGTAAATTGATATCTTTTTTTGCTGTTGCATTTATATAATATTCACTAGTTTCTAACTCTGTTAAAGATTCTCTGATAGTATTAGGTCTAATAGAATTTATTATTACTATAATATCAGATTCATCTAAATCGTGATTTCTATATAATATATCAGATAACTTTTTAATTTCTTTGTTAGAGTAAGGTTTCTTCGGAACGAAAGAAGTTAATTTTAAATTAGAACGTAAGTTAAAAAGATGTCTGAAATACCGTACTAACCTATTACTTCTATTCTCTACATGTACTATATGCCCATTGTCAAAGATCATGTAGAAATGTTTATTATTTATTTTATTATTCATTTACTCTTAGTATTAATGTTATTTGCACCCTATCTTTTATTATCTCTGGAATTAATATCTTATTGACTACTAATTCATCTTCTGCTTTTCCCTGTACTAAAAGACCCTCTTTCTTGAACTTACTTATATATCTACTTAAGTTATCAGGAGTAATACCCATAGTACTTTTAATCATTCTACGATTGTCAGTATTGGCTACATTTTTACTTACACCAGGTATTGGAGTAAAGTTCACATCTAATTCAACGAACTTAGTAAGTAACTCCAATTCCCTATTTGTAAGTTGTAGTATACCATTTAAAGCATTAAGGTATTCATAGTAAAGATTGCCTTTATTAACAGTCTTTACTAATTTATTCATCTAACAAATCTTTAATACTGTTGAGAACTTTATTTAAATTGTGGTATACAGTTTCTGCTTCTACTTTAACACATTGCTGCACATTACCTTCATTATAATCCTTCATCAGTTCATTATAATCTTTAGTATATGTATCAATCAAAGTATTAACATATTCTTTTACTTTCTCTAACTTATCACAACAGCATTCACATTCGTCCTCATTATCATCTTTTTCTACTTCTTCACTATACCAGATTACATAATCTTTGTTAGCTAATTCTTCCATAGTAGAAGAATCAAATGCCATTGAAGTATAAGTTTCTGTATCTGATATTACTTCAGATTTCTGAAGTTCCCACAAGTTTAAATCTTCAACTTTAGTAAACACATCACCTTTTTCAGCGAAGCTAAAATCCTTAATTACTTTGTATCCTTCCATATGTCTAACTTTTTATTTAATATCTTTTGTTTAAATTCTTGTATCTTATTAAAGTTTTGTTTGCATTCTTCGTAACCATCCATTCTACCTTGGTCATAACCTTCTTTCTTTCCTTGACGATAAGTAAGAGCACCAAAACCGATAATACTTACAAGTACTATTATTATTGTTCCCATAATGCCCTTAAAACGCACTAATATAAAAAGTGTTTAAAATATTTAACATTTATTAATGTTTAGTAAAGTAATAGCAAAAAGAATGCCCTGCTTTGATGGCAGGGCAGCGACTTAATACTCTAAAATAAAACATTCAATCATGAATGATAGCTTATTTAACGACTTTAGCTACAACGTCGTATGGTTTAACTAATTGTGAGTCTTTAAATAGATCAAAGTCTTTAGCAAATTTCTTAGGGTATACTATAGTATCACCAACCTTAATGGTACTATCAGTACCGATTGGAATAGATAGAACAATACCTTTTGCAAAATCTGATTCAACTTCTTTAGTATGAGTCTTTACTTCATACTTATTAAAACCTTCTTCATCTTTTTCTCCAGTAGGGATTTGTTCAGTATACTCTTTAGTAACCATAATAGGAGCTAAAGGTTTTACTAATATATCTTTTTCAAAACTATATTCCAATCCGTTTACCACTGTTTCTAGTACTTTATCTTCCATAATATTTACTTTATAATATCTATTAACGCAGTAAGTAAAGTAAGGTTACTCATCTATATGATTAAATTTGCGCTTAAATATATATCCTTTATGACATATATCCATTCTATCTTTAAAGTTAGCGCAGTTCATATTATTAACAAACGCACAACCTACACAACAACCTTTACTAAGTTCAGGAGTAGCTATATAAGTTTTATTCCTGAAAACATACTCAATTCTATCTGCTTTTTTTTGTTCGTTCTTTTCCATAGTAATACCGTTTTAGGGGCTACCTTTTTTAACCAAAGACCGTCAGAAAGGTAGCTAAACTGAGCCTACTTACGATTAGGATTCCCTGGTGCGCTTCTACCTTATGGTAACTTCTTTAAGCGTGGAACGTACTACGATCCCGTGTACTTAGGGCACATTATTTTGTTAATTTATTTAGTATGATATAAGCTAGACATCCTAACATACCTACTAAACATAGTGCAGTAAATTCTGTCATTTAACTGTATTTATTTCTTTCTTAAACTGTTTATATAAATCTTCAGAGAAAGTATATTCTATTTGTCCTGGTAAAGTAAAGGATCTATAATTATCATTTAATTTATAGTTCTTACTTATCTTACTTAAGTAAAGACAATTAGAATACTGCTAATCTCTTTGTCTTATGAAATAGTAATTCATGCTTCTGTTATTATAAATCCATACAATCTCATTAGATTCTACTAAGTAGAAGAACTTAGTTTATATACTTCATTTGCAATAAAGTTTATATCATCATTTGAGTACATATTATTAATAATAAGTTAATAGTAATTCTAAAGTAATGGGGCTTACATCATCTACTTTAGTTAATTCTTCTAATATGTCTTCTGTATTCATACTGTATTTAACTGTATCTACTGTATACAGTAACGTACATTTAACTATATTGGTTATTATTATTAACATTTATTATGAATATTTATTTAAGTTTAATAGCTATTTTTTAACATTATTTAAAATAAAAATATATAAAAAATTTTTTTGGTGAAGAAATCTGTGTGTGGGAACCAGCAAAAATTCACACCCCTCTACCTTGTATCGGAGTGGAACACCCCTACGGGCTTGTATCTGTTGGGCTATTCCACACAAGTAACAAGTAATCAAGAAAGGAGAAAAAAATCATGTTAAGCAAATTGATTTCAGCGGAAAAGAGAACTCGCACAAATGGAGACGAGTTTTACGTGTGTACATTCAGTTACTCACAGGGTGCTAAGGATGCTCCTACGTTTATAACGATTGGAGGCGTTAAGGTATTGAATCCCCAAGCGGCTGCAATACGTAACATTAATCTTGTTAAATGTTTGTTTCCTACTGAGGACCAAACTGCCAAAGCATACAAGAAAAATCTTGACAGATTTATTAAGTGTATGGAAAGCGATTCAAAAACCTTTACAACCAAGAAGGGCGAAGTAGTTAAGTTGTCAGATTGCGAATTTTCGTTACCATTGGTATATAAGACCTTGCCAGTTAGTGAGGTTTTAGGTGTAAGTAAAATTTACTACGCTGATGCAAATGGTGAACAAAAAGAATTGACACAGCTAAACGCTGTCGGATATTCTCGCATTGAGATGATAGTAGATGAGGAAACCGGCGAAATTACTGATTATAAGGATACAAACGAATGGGATAATGATCTTAATGGCGGAACTTATATCGAAGTAATTACAAGGAACGCAAATGCAAACATTGCTAACGGTTTATATTGGTATGAGAAACGTGTCAATAAACCAGAAGCAAATGAAAGTGTTAGTAATCCTGTTTCAGAACCTGAAAAAACTCAACAAACTGATGACGAGGACGATGACGAGTAAACCTAATATATAGCTCTTGCAGTCTGACTGTGAGGGCTATGGTTTACCGTTTCAAACCAATTGAGTCACCATTATAGCAATTTTATTTATCAATAAAAATATATATTATGGAAACACCAAAAATTACAGTTAATGAAGCTCTCATAATAGCAAAAGAATATCATCTTGAAGCAGAAGTAACCGAATGCATCAAACAAGGTATGTCACCAATCGAAGCATTAATCGAATGGGACTTAATATAAACAAAAAATATGATAAAGCTTATAAATATTATAACGCAAAACATAATATTACTAGGATGTTGCGCTATATCAATATTTATATTATTTGTATTAATCACATTTATTAAAAATGTAAACGATTTTGCAGCAATAACAAATATGTATGACTATATACGTATGCAAAATATAACGATAAAGATTGATACAATATTATTTACAGTAATAGTAATATCCTATCTTAATAGAATTAACAATACTATCTAGATTTGATTATCTTTATAGTAACTAAACAGAAAACCAGCGCTGTAAAGACTGGCATTTTTTCGTTTAACTTAATAGTTGTAGGTACATATACTTTAAACCTTCAAACATTATGATTTAAAAAACAACCAGTCCTAGGCGAGAGGAAGTTCCTCTTTTAAAAGTCCTAGGTTGTCCCTTACCCAGGGGACGTAATAAAAAGCGGGCAATTTATTTATTTGGTTATAGATAAACCAGAAGATCCTCAAAACTAGTACTCTATGACATAGGAGTATAAACTAAACTTGGTTAATCACCAGGAGTGTCTAAGTGTTGGCGACTCGGAAAGACGAGCAATTCAAAAACTCAATAACTTCCCAAGACATTGAGGGCACCAGTTTCTTATAGGTTACGCATGAGAGGTCGAACATACTCCTTGCGATATAAGTTTTAGGTGTAAAATGCTAATCGTTTATTTCTATATTGTAAGGATACAGCCATACTATCCTTTACTTTATTATTACTTAACCATACACTACAGTCTGTGAAGATAGTAGTGTTTTAAACTGATTATTAACTTAAAATTAAGATAAAATGACTAAATTAATCAAACCAGTAAACATAGATTATATAATACGAAGTGGAGTAGTATTAAAGTCTAGAAAAGCTTATAAAGAAATAAGTACACTTAAACTTACAAATATATGTGCCGTAAGAGCATGTGATGATAGAAGTAGTTGTACTTATTATAAGCCTTGTACAGATATATCTATGTGTAAGCTTTGTTTCTTAAATGCTAATAATTATTTGAATGTTTTAAAGTATATAAAACATAATAAAAACAAATTTCCATTAAAATCAACATTATGAAAACAAGAAAACACTTTATCAGAAAGTATGAACTCTTAGCAAGATGTATTCAAACTAACTTAGAGTTATTTATACTACAATAGTAATGCAGCCAAGAGACAGTGGCAAGCCTGACAGAATGCAGAGCCTTAACTACATGTAGTATTAGTATCATTGTAGTGTGTGGTACAATTATTGTAAGCACTATCTAAACTCAGTATGAAGGAGTTTTCACTATTTTAGATTTGAAAAATAGTTCTGAGCATCTGTCACTGGATGAACAAAGAGTGACAACGTAACTATGCGTAAATAGTAGGGGACAGCATTAGCTGTCCTCTTTATATATTTAATCAATAAACTAAAAAGATATGACGTTAGAACAATTTCAGAATCTTAAAATCGGCGACATCGTAGTAGCTAAATTGGTTAATTCAAAACAAAGTCGCGTTAACCCTGTTACTAACATTGACAGAGGGAATTTAAAACTACATATAGGTAAGAGTGGAAAATGGCGTAGCTATTTGCAATTTGAAGTATTAACTGCGGATTACGTAGTTAAATGGATCAAACGAAGAATAGATAGTAAATCATCTCCTCATTTTACCATTGAAGTTAAAAGTGATACTGAAGTAACATTTAAAATTCATAAAAAAGTACAATTCAATCAATGAAAAAACTAACAGAACAACAAAAAGTCAGAAGGCAAATATTATTTAATATGCCATATCTATTACTTACTTTTCTTATTAAAGAAAGAGTATTAGATAGATTTTTAGATAATACTAGTAAATATGCAATCGTTCATAGTATAAATCTATCATGTCTTTATACAAAATTAAGGGATCCTTATGCAGCAATCGAATGTACATTTGCATGGGATTGTACAAAAGAAGGATATGATTTTTGGAAAGGACTTAATGATAAATATAAAAGTATATGGGAAATGAGCGATTCTGGCGCATTGTTATTACTATCAGATTGTTAATATATTTATTAGTATTATTAGCAATAGTAACAGCAATAGTATTTACAGCAAATAGTATTTAATCAATAAATAGTTATTATGCAAAAATTAATGTATTTTTTATTTGGACTCATAACTGCATTATTTGCAGCTGTAATGATTATTGAACATCAAGGAATATATTTCTTTGATGAAGAAGTGTACGGACTGTTATATACCGATTATTGGAATTATTGGTATTACTCTAAAGTAGTGATAATCGCACTATTTATATTCTGCGTATTATCTTTTGTATATACACTTGGTAGTGGATATAAAGATAAAGACGATGGATACAAAGAAATCAAACCAAGCTGATTTAGCAGATGTATGGTGGGATAAATTTGAAAACTGGTATGAAACACATCCAGTAACAAGAGTATTAATTGTAATAGATGCAATATTGATAGCATTTATATACTTAGTATTAACTTAAAAACATTTATCAAAAATGAAAAACAAATATGTATTTTGGCTAATCGCAGCAATAGTAGCATTAGCAATTTTTATCAGTTGTGCAAGACCTCGTAGTCCTAAAGAAAAACAAATCCCTGAAACGGACACAATTGAACAAGTAGTAGCACCAACAGTACAAGAAGTGCTACAATGGCGTGAAAGTATGAGATTAGACAAGTATGTAGATAGTGTGTTTTTGGTTATGCCAGAACAAGTACTAACTCAAATACTTGTAACTAAAGGTACTGATTTATCAAATCATGAAATTGTTTCTATTTATATTAGTAACAAAGACTTTTATGATAAATTAATAAAGAGGAGTATGGATATACAAAAGGAATATATACCAGATAGTATGCCAAGGTCCTCATTACCACAACTTAATAGTGACTCAATTCATGAAGCCGTTAACTATTAAATTAAACAAGGTTACTTCAGTCTGTGAAGATAGAAGTAATCGTTTTTACTGTGAGAATCAGTGACAAACATGTGGGGCTTATATCTTAGATGTCCACCTAACTCATGCTGTAGTTAGACAAGGCAACCATCGAGTATTAGTGCAGACGTTAAAATCATGTACTCCAATAAGATTAGTTTGACAGCTATATCTGCTTATGAGTTAAAACTAAGTGAGAGTCATTTTAATTAGTATTTCAATTAAGCTGTATTGGTGTAGAAGCCGAACAACGATGTGAATCGTCAAGCCTGCAATATACTGCAATATGTTGTATAAATTACGTATTAATTTCTTCATTTACTGTAAGCGTACAGTAGAAAATGTGTGTTAATATATAATTAAGATTGATAAAACCATCTAGTTGCAGCTAGACGTCCTCAAAATATTGTATAATTAAAACTATTAAATATGAAAGAATGAATATTTTTAAGAAAATCAAACTGAAAATCAGTAGTTACAGAAGGCTAAAAGCCTACCATAGTAACATCAAACGACTTGCTGAATTAGAATTATTAGACAATCCTAAAAAGCAAAAAGAAGTTGCATTACGTTCACAATGTTTAATTCATGGGCACAAATGGAAAAATGAGCCTAATAACAATGAATTAAGTATTCCTATTACTAAAAGAACTTACTGTGAAAGATGTGGTAAGTACTATAGTCAAGAAATTTATAAACAACTTTAAATTCATATCAAATGAAATCTTTAAACTTTGTAATTATTGGAATTCCTGCATCAATCAATCAGGAAAGTATTGTAACAGCAGTAGCTCTTATGGCTAAGAAACTTGGTTTATCAGAAGTACATACAGAAATACTTGAAACAAGTAAGTTTGTAACTAGCTCTTCAAATAAACAAATGATTGAAAACATCTTGAAAGATGTTATTACTGTGTGTACAGCAGCTGGTCTAATGAATATCGCTGCAATTAATGCCAATTTTTGGAAATTAATTGAAGATGGTAAGTTAACTAGACCACAAATTGAAATGATGCTGGATGAAAAAGAAGTTACAATCGAGTATCTTAACAAAAAGGGATGCGCTTATATCTTTGATCTTTTAGTACAAGCAATTAGAGTGTTATAATCATGGGAAAGACCTATAAAGAATCTCATTTTCCAGGTTCTAAGCAATCAGGAAAAGCAGCTGAATATCAGTCTAAAAAGAGAGTTAGACATTCTAAAATGCAACCGTATAAAAGGGAAAGAGCTATTGTCTAATTAAGAATTACTAATTAAGTAGTTATGATAGAATCCAATCAACACAGAAGGTTATAACGCCAGACCCCTAAAGGTGATTAATACCTACGGACTATACAACGGTCAACCTTATTTAAGGTCAGGAGAAGGAAAAGGGCTAGCTATCAAATAAGGCGTACGAATAGATAGTATAACTTTCTATTTCTTTATTATTATGTGGACAAAAGAAGAATTAGAAAAAAAAAC